CATCTTGCGCCACTTGCCGTCGCTCCATCGCGTCCAAGGGATGAAGCCCTTGCCCCCATCCTTCGTCTGGTAGCGCTGGTGAACCATGACGACCTGACCGTCAAAGTCGTGGCAGATGAACGTCTTGGGGTCGTCCAAGTCGCAGTCCGGGGGACCGTCTCCGATCGCGGCGAGGGTAATGAGCTTGGGGAACTCGGCGCCTTCGAAGTCGGCGGCGATGGCCTCGCGCTCCTCGGGCGTCGGCGGGGCGGCGTCGCCGTGGACGCTGACCGAGCCGGAGGGACCGAAGGTGATGCGACCGGCGGCGAAGGGATAGCCGTTTCGCATCTCAGTAACGGTGGCCGTCTTGAAGTTCATCGCCTCGGCGCCGACCCGGCGGAGGTAGGCGGCGACGGCGGGCAGCTGGCTCAGATCAGTAATCACTTCATAGTCCCCAAGAACTTGATCCGGTCAACGTCTATCCCGCGGAACTCGGTGCCGAGCTTCCCCTTGATCGCATACAGTACGTTGCCGGCGTCGCCCCTATTCATGATCTCTCGTGCAACCTTCTCGAATTGACGGGACCAGACGGTCGCCCGTATCTGGTCCGTGTCGTCCTCGATAATTAGGTTGAGGAAGTCGGCGCGGTCGGCGGCGATCTCACGGCCATTGCGCTTCGCGACCAGCTGCGGTTCGTTCAGGTTCCGCGGGTTGATATCCATAATCTTGCATATGACGAGCATTTCCTTGCCGCCGAGCGTCTCACATTGACAGTCGATGATGTCGGTCGGACGGGTCAAGATATTGATAGACGGGAGCCCTTCAGGTACTAGCTCCCGCAAGCGCTTGTCGACCGGGTTCAATTCGTCGATCTTGGTAATAGGCTCCGCTAGGAGCTTCGCCGCGCGCTTCGGGATATCATGCCCGTTGACGCGGGCCGACAGAACCTCTTCCATCATCTTCGGACCGAGGCCCTGGACGTTGGTGAGGGGGCCGATCAACTTCCCGTTGCCCGCCTGCCACTTGTTCGTCGATAGGTCCTTGTCAACCGGCTGGTAATCGTAACCCTCCCGGACCATCTCGCGAAGCATCTTGAGCTGCTTGTTGGGATCATCTTGGTGGGAGAGGGTCGCCGCTGCGAACTCTAGCGGGTGGTGCGCCTTGAGGACGCAGCACCAGTAGCTGATAAGGCCATAGGCGACCGAGTGCGAGCGGTTGAACGCCCAAGAGCCATAGGCGCAGAGATCATCCCAGAGCCGGTTCAGCTTCTCCGGGTTCATGTTAAGTTCCTTCGCGCCGGCCTTGAAGCGGTCGCCGTACTGATCGAAGAACTCCTTGCCGAGAGACTTAGACATCGCCTTGCGGAGCGCGGTCACATCGTCCCAAGTAAGTCCGCCAATCTCGCGCCCGATCAACATGACCTGTTCTTGGTACACGACGATGCCGAGCGAGGAGCCCAAGATACCTTCCATCGCCGGGTGGGGATAGGTGATCGGTTCGCGGCCATTCTTGCGCTCGATCCACTGCGCCGTTCCGCCCGAGGCGAGCGGGCCGGGTCGCGCGAGCGCGGTGATGGCGATAATGTCCTCCAGCTCGACGATCTTGACGCTCTGGCAGATCGACTGGAGGGCGTCCCCCATGAACTGGAAGATGCCGCTCCAACGCTTCTGGTTGAGGACCTCGAACGCCGCCTTGTCGTCGGTCGGGTAATTGATGAGATAATCGGGCGTCTTGCCGATCATCTCCAAGCAATCGTCAAAGATCGACAACTGGGTGAGCCCGAGACAGTCGATCTTGAGGAGGTTCAAATCCTCCGCATCCTTCTTGTCGCACATCAGCGCCTTTGTGCGGCAGTCTCGCGCGACGTACTCCTCGACCGGGCGCTCAGTTACCACCACTCCGGCGGCATGTTGCGTGTAATGTCGCGGGTGTCCCTCAAGTCGCTGAGCGAGGGATAGTTCAGGGAAGTCCGCAATGAGCTTGCGCCCGGTTTCGGTGTCCTTGAAGGTGTCTTCGATCGCTTGGAGGGCGCGGGCGTCGCCGGAGCTTCGGTCAATAATGGAGCCGGTGAAGGCTTCGGTGCGCCACTTTGGTATCTTGAGGGCTGCTGCCGTCTCGTTGATCGCGGCAGTCGGCTTGTAGCGAGATACAGCACCCAAGCGAGCAACCCTCTGCTTGCCATATTTCCTCTCCAAATACTCGAAGGCTAGATGCCGCCGCTCATCGTTGAAGTCAATGTCGATATCAGGTAGATCGGATCGGTTGATGTCGATAAAGCGTTCAAAAATGAGATCGTAAGGGATCGGGTCAATGGTAGTGATGCCAAGCAGATAGCATACGAGACTGCCACAACTTGAACCGCGCGCAGGGCCAACAAACATATGCTTCTTAGCAAACGCGACCAAGTCAGCGATGATGTAGAAATAGTCCGCAAAATCCTTCTCCGCGATCATATCAAGCTCGCGCTTCAGGCGAGCGGCGTAAACTTCATCCGTGAGGTCGCAGCCGAGCTTCGCGGCCCCCTCGCGGCACATCTCCTCCAGCGTAGCGGGGTGCTCCGGCTTGAGGAGCGACGCCGGCTGTAGGGTAGCCGTGCAACGCTCTGCAAGGCGCTCGGCGGCGGCGACGGCCCCCTCTCCGCAATGCGCGAGGAGTTCCCCGCGAGAGAGGAGATGCATCGGGAAAGTCTGCGTGGTCGCGCCGCGTCCGCAAAGTATCTCATACGCCTCGCGATCGTCGGCGCAGGGATAGTAATTGTCACTGCTCGCGACCAACTCCACGCCGTTCGCGGTCGCCCAATCGAGGATCGCGGACGGCGTGCCGGGCGAGTTGAGGACCTTGAGGTTGCCCCAGCTGGGGTCGAGCCGGGAGAGGATCGCGTTGCGACCGGGAAAGATGAGGAGTGAACCGTCACGCGCGACTTCGTCAATGTCCTCATAGCGGAGCAGCGGCTCATACCTGAACTGCTCGGACGCGCGCCAGACTAGGCGGTTGAGCGGGACAAGACTATCGGTCGCGATGAAGGTGAAGTGGGAGCGCGTAACCTTCTTGGCGGTCGGCTCCGGCGAGACGGCGAGCTCAACGCCATAGATCGGGCGCTTGCCTTTTTTCTTGCAGAGCTTCGTCCAGTTGTTAAACCCGAAGGTGTTCGCGCGGTCGGTGATCGGCGCCCAAGGCGTCTCGATCTGGTCGATGACTTCCTCAATCCGGCCCATGGCGGAGCGGAAACTGTATCCTGTACGAACTCTCATTTTCCGCTCCGCCGGGTCGATTAGTAGTTGTTGGGACGATTGGTGAAACGCCCGCGGCGCAGCGCCTTGTCGTAGAGGATGTCAAGAAGGTTGTATTGCTTATCGCTGAACCTCATCCCGCGCCCAATCTTATGCTCCAAGTCGAGCGCCTTGTCATAGTCCTCATCCGACAAGTTCAATCGGCGGGCGAGAATGGCGGCGATCCGCCCCTCATCGCTATCAGGGCTTGGGCCGCGGGCCGCGGTCTCAGACCCGACAGCAGTCGGCGACGCTTTCGCGTTCAGCTGGTCGACGATCTGCTGGTGGCTCCAGTTGAGCGTCGCGACCTCCTGATTGGAGCGCAGAGCCTCGGTCTGCGTGCGATAGTACCGGCCATTTTCGGTGCGATAGAAAAGCATCATCATTCTCCGTTAAATCATCATCGAACATCGAACATCAATCAAATGCTTATAGTGCCCTCCTCTACCAACTTACGGAAACACTTGACCGTCGCGTCAACGTCCGACTTGGCTCGGTGAGCCCCCTCGAACGCGCAACCGAACAGCTTCTCATGGAGAGCAGTGAGCCCGAGGCGGAAGCCTTCAAGGTGCTCGGTGGCCTCCACCGTACAGAGATGACGCGGTGGCCACGGGAAGCGGCACTCGCGCCCGAGCCGGCGTAGCTCGATGGATAGCATGTCCCGGTCATAGGAAAGGTTGTGGCCGGCCATCATCTCAACGCCGAGAAAGAACCGGGCGAGGGGGTCGACCATCTGCGGAAAGGTCGGCGCTTCGCGGACCATCTCCGGCGTAATGCTCGTGATCTTGGTAATCTCTGGCGTGATGTTCTTCGCATAAAACAGGGAGTGGAAAGTCTCGACCTCCTCCAGCGTTTCGCCGTCGAGCTTCGAGGCATACAACTCGATGATCTGAGGCTGTTCTTTGAGGGGGATCGCCGCGTTGGCGATAAGTCCAGTCGTCTCAGTATCGTACACGATGATGCTAGAAGGGCGCGACATCAGCTTGGGTTTCCTTATTCTCGAACGGACTGAGCCAGGACGGCTTCAGATAGAACGGGACCGCCTCCGCGTCGGGCTTCTCGACCTCGGGAAGCGGACGGGCGCCGACCGACACGAGCACCCAGTGGTAACGGAAGTCGGTTTCAGAGGGGATAGGAGAAGCGGAAATGTGCTGCTGGCAAAGCGGATCACCGCAAGTCTGGCTGACGGACGCCCCCTCAATCTCCAGCCCATGGATATACTTGGCCGCCCAGCGGTGCGCCGCCCAGCGCTTCCCCTCGAACTTGAAGGCGCCGACGCGCGCGTTGCCGCCTCGCCCCGTCGTCGTGCCGCCGGTCCAGATGACGCAGCCGGTGGCGGCATCGTGGCGGCACTTCGAGGCGAAGCGGCGGAGGGCGTCAGCGCTCACCTTCTTCCTTCACGACGATCCTGCCTGGTCGGGCAAGGTCATCGAGCCGCGCCAGCATCTGCGCGTACACCGTGATGTCGGTCAGGCTGTCCGCGTGCCCGCCCTTCTGGAAGTTGAGCGAGTAGCGATGGACCTTCTGAATGACCTCGAACAAGATCGCGAACCGCCCCCAGTCCTCCGCGGTCTTGAGTTCGAGGCCATTGGGGAACAGAGCCGCGGCGAAGGGGCCAAAGCTGAGGTAGCTCTCGCCATATTCCTTGTCCTTCGCCTTGCTGACCCCTGCGGCGTCCTCCAGCCGGAGCCAGACCGGCTTGGCGCCGAGAGGGGGCCGCTCTGGCGGGCGCTCGACCCATCTCCAAGCATGATGAGGGATATTCTTGTGCTCTTGGTACTGAGCGACGCCGCAGGCGTTACACACCATCATCTCAGTACACCTTCCCGCCCGCGCGGCGGCGGTTCTCCAGCTGGTGGTCCGGGCGCGTCTTGTTGAACTCCCACTTCTCCACCAGCGCCGACATGACATTGAGGTTTTCCATCTCGCCGACCGCGAAGATGGCGGCGAGCGCGCGCGTCAGGCCGACATCGAACGCCTTGCGGGTCGGGACGCGCTTGTCGGCGGAGTCCTTGCGATCCCCCTCCATCGCTGCCGAGATGCAGTTGACGATCGCCATCAGCGCTTCGTCGGGCATCCACGCCGGGTCGACGTTCACGAACGCCTCGAACTCCTCCAGATCGCGCAGGATGCCGTCGAAGTCGACCTTGCGTGCGCCGCCGAGGTCCAGGATGCGGACGGCGGCGTCGGCCAACTCGACCTCATACATGACGCGGTGAGGGAGCTTGTCGTCCATGCGCCCGTCGACCGCGCCCTCGGAGCCCTCGGAAAGCTCGCTGACGATCAGCATCATGAGCTCGCCGTTGTTGCGGATCGGGCGCCCATCGTCGAGCCGGTTGCCGAGGAGGGATTCACCAGTCAGGTGGTGGGTCCACCAGCCGGCATCGACGTTGCTCTGGTGGATTGCTGCCGACAGCATCGACATCGAACCGAGCGTCAGAATGATATTGTCCATCGTCGTTTCCTTCAGTAGAGGGAGGGCGCGCATTGGAGGCAGACGACATCGAGCGCGCGCCACGCCTCGACCATCTTGTCCCGGTCCTCGACCGCGAACAGAACCTGATCGCGCCAGTCCTCGCCGAGGTACTGACGGATGAGCCGCGGCTTCAAAGTCGCGTCGCTCTCGGAATTGAGTTGAGGCCGCATCAAGACGACCTCTGGCATGATACCCTGCAGCCGCAGCCAGTCGAGCACCCGCGGGTAATAGACCTCGGACTTGCCGGTCACCACGATGACCTCGGCGATCCCTTGGCAGAACCGCGCGAACTTCACCATGCGCTCGTGCGGAGGACAGGACAGCGTCGCTTCGGCGAAGTCCTCCCACTGGCCGATCAGATGCGTGATCGAGTTGACGTTGATGAGCGTCCCGTCGAGGTCAAAGAGGACGTATTGCTGCGGCGCGAGCGACAGCGACTGGTCGGTTGAAACGTCGATCATAGTTCACGATCCTCGGCACAAGCTCTAGGTGCCACGGCGACACACACAGCGAGTTCTCGCACAAGTGGTCGAGTTGATAACCCTTGGGGACGCGCGGCCCTTCGATCAAGCCGAATTGCCACGCGATCCAAACGTGGGCGCGGAGAGGTCCGTTGTCCGGGTCGCGGAACGTCCCGTACACTAGCTTCTCCTCCGCGCCCCTCCTCCCGCCCGTCGACCGAGCCCCCATCCAGTCCCAACAGCCGCCGGGATGGTGAGCGATCTTGTCGGCGAAGCGGTCCCAGACGCACATCAGACGATCGCGCGCGCTAGGAGGGCTGCTAGGGCCCAGACTGGCGCGACCAGAGCGAAGCCCCAAGGGAGCCCGCCGTGGCGCACCTGCAGCCCGGAAAACGGAAGCCGCCACATATTACCCGACCTTGATGAGGTCTGCGGCCTTGGCGAGCTTGAGGCGAAGCTCGCGCGGGAGTTCCTTGGCGACCTCCTCGATGATCGCGGAGGCGATCGACTCCTTGGGCTCGAAGAACGGCGCCGACCACGGCCAGACGCGGCAGATGTGCTCGCGCATCAGTGCCACCACCGTGTTGTATTCGCCCTGGACGCGCATCGACGACCGTTTGCGGCAGAGTTCCGTCAGCGCGCGGAGGTTGAACTGGACGACAAGATTGCTGGCAGTATGCATCGGGAGGAGGCCGCGCGCATCCTCCGCGTGCATCCCGCCCTCCAGCGCGAGGCGGTAGCTATCGGTGGCGACGCCGAGCACCGCCTTGTACCACTCCTCCCACGTGTCGCTGTTCTCGTTCGTCCCCTCCATCGCCTTGACGGCGGCAGGGACGTGCATGGGGGCCTCGCTCACGTCCGTGACGCGCTGGGCCTGCATCGCGTAGGAGCCGAAGATGTCGGCCTCCATCGGCGACCAGCGGGTCCGGGTGATCTGCTGCGCGCAGGCCCGGCTGACCTCGCGAACGCAGAACGTCGCGTTGACGAACTCCCAGCTGGAGGGAAGGGTCGACACCATGTAGTGAAGCTCCTCCGCGATGGCTTCCGCCGGCATGTCGAGGAAGCGCTGGAAGCCCTCCGGCGACATGTTGAGCCGCGTCGACTTCGTGAAGGCGAGGAGGCGCCCGGCATAGAGCGGGTCAGCGTGGCCGGCGCCGGTGTAGTCGATCAGGTCGACGCCAATGTTGGTTTCCTTAATCACGTTCACAGACCTTTCTGAATGTCATAACGACTGCCACTGATCCACCGCTCGATCTTGAGGACATCATCGACGATGTCATCCATGAGGAGCCGGGAGCGCCACGTGGCGAAGCGCCCCAAAGAGTAAATGTTGAAATGCGTCGTCGCCCAGTACATGAAGTCCATCGCCTTGCGGCGGTCCTCCACGGAAAGCGCGCCGAGCTTCGCGTAAGGCGCGACATTGATCTTCACGCTATCGGCGTGGATCGCAAAAGAGTTGATGCCGAAGTCAGCCAAGACGCGCTCGACCTCCATCATGCGGTAGGTCGAGCCGGCGAGTTCGTTCACCATATGCGCGCGCGGCTCGCCGGCATACTCGACGATGAGGCGATTGCCGGTGATCGACGCGCGATAGTAGAACTCATCGGGAGACGCATAGTAGCGGGTCGCGTACACATCGACGCCCGGCAGGTCGACCGAGAGGGTGTAGCCGGGCATGGAGGAAAACGCCGGGCGCGGCCCCTGATAGTCGAGCGCGTCCATCAGCGCCGGCATCGGCAGCGTCGAGATGATCGCCTTGACGCCCGCCGTGATTGATCGCGGATCGAAGAACTCAGCGCCGTCGACCCCATAGGCGATGTGTTTGCCCTCCTCGAACCCAGAGGCCATGCGCTCGATGAAGTCAGGCGGAGCGATGAACCGCGAGCAGGGGGCGAGGTCGATCAGCGAGCGGACCTCATAGCGGCCCGTCACCTTGTAGCTGTAGAGCATCGCCGCCCGGATCGGGTCCGGTTCGTCGCACGCCTTGAAGACGCGGACCTCGCGGAAGGGGACATGGACCTGCTCGGCCACGCGCTGGGTGCGGAAGCGGAGGACCGCGTGGTGGTTGTTGGGGAGCGAGGTCTGCCGCTCGACGATCTGGAACGGCTGGCGCCGGAGCATGTTGCCCGCGAGGAGGCCCGCCATCCCGGCGCCAATGATGATGATAGGCTTAGTCATACGTCCCCTGTAGGTCGGTTCGGGATCAGTGAGAAGCGAGGCCGCGAAGCGTCTCGATGGCGATGAAGAGGGCGCAGAGGATCAAGCCGGCCCAGAGGAGACGGTCGAGCGGACGGATACCCGCGACGCCCTGCCCCTCGCAATTCGGGCACTCCTGATAGATCGGATGGCCGTTGCGGCGGTCGATCGAATGGAGGAGTTCGCCGGTTCCCCGGCAGGTCGAGCACTTCGACATCATCTCAGTTTCCTTCTGTTTCCTGCTGGAAGCCTTCCCCCAGCCAGCCCTTCCAACACACCGCCGCATACCAGCGACCCGTGGTGAACTCATAAGTGTCGCGACCCGGACGTGAGCTAACTACCCGGACCAATTCCATCATGTCTTTCGTAACAGGATGGAATTCAATGACGCACCCATTCGAGTGCCGGAGCCGGGAGGGCTTGCGCTCCCTCCCGACCCCCGCGCCCGTCACGCCTTGGCGACCTTGGCGAGCTTGCCGCCCTCGATCGTCGCCACGAGCTTGCCGACCGGCGCCGCGCCATCGGTGCGGATCGCCTTGGCGGTGAAGACATCGAACACGACCGAGGCATTGCCCTCGACATCCATCTGGGTGCCCTTCAGGAAGTCGTCATAGGTCGCGCCGCCCGCGAGCTTGAGGCGCGGCGTCTCGTCGCCGACCAGCGCCTTGGCGGCGGTCATGACGGTGACGCGATCCTCGGAGGTCGGGCGGAACTTCTTGGCCTTGGGCTCCTTGGCCGGCTGCTCCGCGGCCTTGGCGGCCTTGGCGGCATCGGCTGCGGCCTTCTTCTCCGCCTTGGCGGCGGCGGCGTCGTCGAGCTTCTTCTGCTTGAGGGCGTCGGCTGCGGCCTTCTTCTCCGCCTTGGCGGCGTCGGCTGCGGCCTTCTTCTCGGCGCTCTCGCGCTTGCGCTTCTCCGCCGCCGTCTCGGTCTCCGCGGGCGCCTCGGCGTCGTCGAGCGCGGCGAGGTGGGCGGCGAACGCTTCATCGAACGGCTGCGGCTCGAAGCCGGCGCTGACCTGCTCGGCGGCATAGGCGTCATAGGTGCTGGTGCGGTAATCCGCCTTCAGCGCCTCGATTTCGTCGGTGGTGCGGGTCTTCATGTCGGTTTCCTCGTTGTGGTCGATCGGTTCGACAGGCTCGACCTTAGCCTGCTTCTCATCATTGAGAAACGGATTGTGGGTAGAAAAACGGACCTGTTGGCCGGGGAAGTTCTGCTGGAGGCGATAGCCGCGCTCGAACCAAGCCGTCAGGTTGGCTTCGTCCTTGCGGTACCACTCTTTGCCCTTCCCGATGTAGGTGCCGCCGCGCTTGGACTGGGCGCCGAGGTCGAAGGCGTCGCGCTCTTTGGCGGTGGTACGGGTCCAGAGTTCGCGACCGGGCATCTTCGTTTCCTTCGTTTCCAACTATCACGCTTGTAACATGAGAAGAGGGCTCCGTAAAGCCCCCTTGTCACTTTTTCTTCGGTCGCGTGATCTTGGCGATTTCGCCGTACCAGATGCCGAGCTTCTCCAAGATCGTCATGGGGATGCGGTCCTCGGGCCGCTCCTCCTCCATCCGGGTCCGAATGAACGACATCAGCGTCTGGTGGTTGACCGACCGCTCGCGCGAGATGTTGACAGCCCAGCCGCGGCGCTCTTGGAGTTCGTCGATGAGCCAAGTGCGGAACTTCTCCGCCTCCTCGATCATCTCCTTGGGGAACTCCACCGTCACGATCTGCTTGACGATCTCGCCGCCGCCGTGCGCGATGATGAGGTCCAGCTTCGCTTCCTTCTCGCGCCGCTCCTCCTCAGTCTTAGGGGAGCCGAGCGAGCCGTCCGTGGCGAAGGCGAGCTTGGCCTTGAGGCCGCTGTCCGTCGTGAAGTCGCGGGTCTTGGCCTCCAGCATCGCCTCGGGAATGAGCTTGTTGCGGAGGTTCGAGCGCCGGGCCTTGACGTCCGCGGTCATTGTTTCGAGCGCGGCGAGTTCGTTGTTGGCTTCGTCCTCCTGCTCGATCAGGCCGGCGAGGTTCTTCAGCTGGTTGTCGCCCGCGACCATCTGGTTGGCGAACAGCGCGTCCATCGGGTCTGACATCTAGTTTCCTCCATTCTCGAACAGGAGGGTCATGCCCGCCGTTCCGTGTGATACCAAGCGAAGGGGCCGGTGGACCGGCGGAATGTTCCCGGTCCAGATCGGCTTGTCGATGAGCGTCGGGTCAGCGTCGAGAGCTTCGTCGATCGCGGCCTTAAGCGCGCGCAACGACATGCACCGATAGCCGAACGCCTCAATGTCAGGAGGCGTCGGCATCCTCGCGGGCCTCCTGCTCCTCCTGCGCGAAGAACTCGCGCACGGCGATCGCCAGCTTGGCGTCATGGAGCATCTCGTGCCAGAGCGGGCGCCCGAGGATGAAGTTGTCGGGATCACCGCCGGCTGCGGCGGTGAGAACGCGCGCAAGACGCTCGACGCGATCCTGCTCGACCTCAGGGGCCGGCTTCGTCGCCTGCGCGGCCAGGGCCTCGGCGACCATCTCGCTGACGCCGGGAACCGGCTGCTGCTTGGGGGCGTCCTCGCCGGAGGGAGGGGGCTTCGTGCCGGTCGGCGCCGGGCGAGCGCGAGGCGGTTGCGTCGTCATGTCGTTTCCCTTCGTTAGGCCGCTGCAGGGAGGCAGTCGGCGAGGTCTTGGTCGGTAAGCCCCAGGTCGACCCGGATCACCCGGTACGAGCCGGCGGTGCGGCCTCGGCGTCCGTCGTCATCGCGACCGCGCGAGTAGAGCCCAACGTTGACCGACTCCTTGCCGCTCAGCGAGAAGGCGGAGCCGAACAGATACTGGCTGAGGAAGCTGCCGCCGAGCGACACGAACACGTCGCTGTCGCCCGAGGTCGCGATGATCCGGGTCAGTTCCTTGAGGTCAGCGGTGACGCGCTGCTGGTCGTGAAGATTGGGCGCGGAGGGGAGGGCATAGTTGACCTCGCCGAGCGCACGCAACGCGGCCATGTCGAGGTAGTCCCCGTCTCTCGGCTTCTGTATAACCCAAACCTTCGGCATCACTCGCTCCCTCGGATGGCGTCGACCACCGCGCCCATATCCGCGGTTCGCGGCTCAATTACTATCGTGGCGGTGCCGACGATCACAGTTCTGACGAGCGGGTCCGCCTGCCCGCTCCGCTGCGCGTCGATCAGCGAGCGAACGTCCGCCAGCTGGGCGTCCGTCATCGGCCCGCTCTGGACCTGGACGTGGAGGGGGATCGCGGCGAGCAGCGCGGCTCCAGCCTGCTGGACCTCCTCCCATGCATTCTTGCGCGAGCGGACTTCCGCCGGGCTCATCGCCAGCAGGCGCTTCAGCGCGAGGACTTCGTCAATCATCTTCGTTTCCTTTCAATTCCCCGGTCGGGCCATCCGACCCACCCCTGAGTAAACAAACCGACCGGGGAACGAATGAGCGGGAGGATCGCTCCCGCCCAAACCGATTACATCGGCGCGCTGTCGTCCGACCGCGAGCCGCCGCCGTTGCCGCCGCCGGCCTCCTCGAAGTGCGAGGCGTCCGCCTTGACGGCGCCCGACACGAGCATGTCGCGGAAGCGGATCGCCTTCTCCATCGTGCCGAGCGGCAGGACGGGCTCGCCGTCCGGCTTGCCGTCGACCGTGTCGACGATCGTGGGGCCGGCTTCGAGCACCTTCCAGATGAACCACTCGTTCTTGTCGTCGCTGGTGAGGAAGGTCCCGAGCACCCAAGAGCGGAAGAACATGGGAGGGTTGAACTTCTGCCCGGTCCCCGGATGGGTGATCTTCTCGTTCGTCACCTGGCTCATCCACGAGCGCGAGGTCCGCGAGTGAGTGCGCGGCATCGACAGCACGACCATCGCGCCGTCGTTGTCGAGGTCGAGGCAGTACCACGTCGGCGTCGGCTGGATGATGTTGCCGTTGTCGAGGATTTCGAAGTTCTTGTCGTCGCGCGACACGACGCGCGCCATGATCGAATCATCCTCACCGTGATCGGCGACGAAGCCGCCGCGGTTCTGGCGCCACTCGACGTGGTGACGGATATAGTGGACCGGGAGCAGCCGGCGCTCGGTGAAGAGTTCGAGTGTCGCGACGTTGAGGATCATGCCGGGCTCAGCACCGGGCACGTATTCCGGCTTGCGCTTGTTAACGGTCGGCGACAGCGCCTGCAGCACCGAGAGGCGCGGCATGATGGTATCGGCCATCGTGATCTTGGGCTGGTGCTTCTCGGCCTCAGCCATCAAGAAGTCGCCCATGATACCCGGAAGGGCGAGCGCGCCGGGCGCAGTGGTCGTCGCGAGTTCGTTCTTGCCGGTCGGCGCCGGCGATGCCTTCGTTACCATAACTGTTCCTTTTCATCCGCCGCGGGTGCGGCCTGTTCGAGTATCGCGGTTCGCGGTTCAAGAGAAAGCCTCAGTTGAACTTGTCGTTGAGGCTCAGTCGTCCAGTCGCCGCGGCGTCATATCCTTTGAGCCACTCCTCCTCTTGCTTGGTACGCGGGGGATACGGGCATGATATCCGCAAGGCGCCCTGGTGATAGTCTTCAAACCCTCTGTCCTTGGGCGTCTCGCGGTACATCATAATTCAGTCTCTCCGGCTTATACCAGCTGATGGAGATGGCCCCCACCAGCAACTCAATGTAGATCGACTTGCCGCCAGCGCGGAAGCCGAGGCACCAATTCCATCCGCCGCCGAAGCGGCCCATGCCGGGCGTCCCTTTCCACCCGTACCGGGTGCCGGCGCCCTCGGTCTTGGGGTCAGAGAGGGCGGCCATTCCGAGGCGCTTCTGCCAAGGGAAGCGCGAGGCGCCGACCGTGACGCGGTTGAAGAGGATGACGGTGCCGAGGCGCTTGCCCCGGCGAACGATCGAAGGCGACATCACTTGATCTCCTGCTCGACCAGCCGGAACAGGACCACGCAGCCCTCGGTGTCGAGCTTGACGCGCAGCGAGCCGTCGCGGACCCAGGCATTGAGCTCGCGCGCCGCCTCGATCGCCGGGCGCATCGGGCTGTCCTCGATGACCTTGACCTCAGCGCCGCTAGGCTCCCCGGAGACGGTCCAGCGGGCCTGCGTCTGGCCGGCCAGCGCCTCGATCGCCGGAAGCTCCGGCTTGGGCTCCTGCAGCTTCTCCGCGGAACGAGGGGCGCCCTTCGGCGGGTTATAGATCGGCGAGCGCGTCCCGCCTCCCTGATTGTGCGAGTGCGTCTTGGGACGGGCGCGGAACCGGGGACGAGCGGAGGGAAGCTTGACGGTGATCGTCATGCCGTCGATACCGACAATCTCGGTCGACGTGATCGAGAAGGGCTCCACCTTCTCCACGCCAGGGACGTACCGCGGCGCGATCGACACCAGCCAGTCCTTGGCCGGTCCCGCGCTCTTGTGGTTGCGCTCGTACACGCCGCCGCGCCGCGACTGCTCGTGCCCGATCGTGATGACGGCGAGGAGGTCCCGCGCTTCGTTGCTCGTGAACTCGACGAACAGACCCATCTCGCTGAACTCGAAGTAGGGGCTGTCGTGAGGGATCACGACACGGACGTCATGCGGGCTGACGCCGACCCGGATGTCATTGCTGTTGACAGTCATCTTCGTTTCCTTCGGTTGAGGAGGGAGGCAACGCGCCTCCCTCGGGTTGATTACTCGATGATGAGCGCGCCTTCGCGGTACGCCTCGACGATGAACTTGCCGTCGTCGATCGTCAGCTTGACCTCGCCGCGCTCGAACACTGTCGCGTCCGCCTTAACGGTTCCGCCGACCGGCGTGAAGACCACGCTCTCGCGCGGCTCGAAGCCGTTGAGAAACGCGCTGTAGTCGGTGAAGCCGATCGGGGCGAGACGGGTCGCGCCGAGGCGCTTGGCGGCGGCGGTCAGCTGCGCGCGGACCTCCTTGTTGGCCTTCAGGATGATCCGGCCCGAGGTCCGCGGCTTGCGCTCGTGACGGACCTTGCCCTCGGCGTCGAGCGCGCTGTCCTTGCGGGCGAGCTTCGCGACGACCGGGACGGCGGCGTCCAGCTTCTCCTCGGTCGCGGTGACCGGGCGGTCGCCGTTGCGGCGGTTGGCGGGAACGAACTCGCGGCCCTCGACGATCGCGGCGGCGCGACCGGCGAACTCGGCGTCAACGTCATCCTTGTGCTCGCGCTCCAGGACAACTTCGAGGAGCTTCTGGGTACGGGCGACGCCGTAATTGCGGGAGGAGAAACGCGCGCAAGGGGCCATGCCGGGGATCGTCGCGGCGAGGGCGTTGAAGGTAGCCAGCAGCTGCTTCGGCTGCATCGCGGCGACGGTTTCGTTGAGGGTCGTCATCTTCGTTTCCTCTTTGTTTACTCCCGGATCGCGCCGGGTCGGTCAGTCTCAATAACGCCCTTGTAACGGCAAGTTTCCCATCCGTAAAGCCCCTACCATGAAAATAATTCAGAGGGTAGGGGCTCGCCGGTTAGCGGAGGGGAGCGAGGACCAACCGCGGCTCAGTCAGGTATCCGAAGCCGGCCCACCGCTTCAGGATCGACCCGTTGCCGAGGTCGCCGTCGCTGCAGTTCAGCAGCTTGTTGATGCAGTTATCCATCGCCGTGTCGAGGGTCGGCTGATCCCAGGCCAGCTGATAGTTGCCGTGGAGCTTGTGGCCCGGTCCCGTCGAGAAGTGCACGGCGCCGTCCGACTTCTTGATGGTCCACGCGATCGTCTGGGTCAGCTGTGGGATGATCCAGTTGTAGCCGGCCTTGCACTCCAGTTCCCAAGGCGCTTCCTTCTTGCCCGAGAACGGGATCAAGTGCGAGTAATGGTCCGGGCTATCCAGCTGCCCGTTCCAGCAATCGCCGAACGTGATCGACGCAAGGACCTGCCCCTCACCGCCGCAGTCCTTGATCGCTTCATCGATCGTATCCCGATGGATCTGATTGGTGAAGCAACGGAACGAAGTCACGTCCGCCTTGGCCTGTAGTCCGTTCGGCAAGTTGACGCAGCCATAGATCGCGCGAGCGCAAAGTGGCGACCAGACCGGGAAGCGCTTGTAGTACAAGCTGATGTAATCGAAGCTGATGACATACTTGTCGTCGCCGGTCAGCAGCGCCTGATGCCAGTAGCTCGAACGATTGAGGAGATTCATGCAGCTACTGTCGCCCTTCACGCGGAGCGTCTCATAGGTGCTGTTCTCGTCGACCGCGGTGTTGCCGGCGAACTCGTGAAGCTCACTCTTGCCGACGACGCCCGGCCAGACCATCGGGTCGACGAAGCCGAGCCGGTTGGAGCCGGGCAGCGGCTGGCAGATCAGCCGGAACGCCCCCACGACGTCCGGCGCCGCGGTGCCGGGGATTGCGAGCCCTGTGGAGATGAACGCCGACGTGTCGAAGTTCGAGGCGATGGCCGCCTTGCCCTGCCCGAGCGGCGGCGTGACCGGCGCGGGAGGCTTGGGCGTCGGCGTCGGCGTCGGCGAGGGGGCTGGCGTCGCCGGCTGCGCGTTGAGCTTCGCGATCCGGGCGGCGCGCGCGTCGCGCTGGGTCGCGTCGATCTTGTTCGCGGCGGTCAACCCGACGATGCTGTCCTCACGGCCCTTGATGCGCGCTTTGAGGCAGTCGAGCCCCTTCTGCAGCGCGGCCTTGTCGGTCGACGTGGCGACTTTCGAGTTGGCGGGGAGGTCGCAAGCGGCCTGCCCCGATGCGGGAGCCGCCGCCAATAAGGCGACGGCGGCGGCGAGAAGGTATCTCATCATTGGACGAAAGCTCCCTTGTAGATGGCGGCCAGCGTCGGGCGCGAGCCGTCGTGCAGCTTGCCCGTGATCGGACCATCGCCCCGCGACCAGTAGGCGTGGTGGTGGAGGGTCGAGCTATCGAGCGACTTGAGGAAGTCGCAGATGACCTGCATCTCGGCGGCGTGGCGCTCGCTCTCAACCGCCCACTCGGCCAGCGCGAACTTCTTGCCCTTGCGGAGCGCGAGGTCGATCGCCCAGGCGCAGCCGCGACCACCGCCGTCGTTGATGAGCCAGCTGGCGAGGCCCGGCCAGACCCACGACTGATCGGGAATGTAGAGGTCTTGCGCGACGATGTCGTAAAGCTCGGTCCACGGCGTGTAGGGCGCCGGATCAAACTGCTGCATGCCGACGTTCGGGCACCACTCGATCAGCGCCCGCGACAGGATGCGGCGGATGATGAGCGCGATGCGGTTCTGCGCCGACTTGAACCAGCTCTGGACGCCCTCGACCGACTGATTCTGGTACTCGCGCTTGAGGTTGAACTCCCACGGCAGGCGAATGATGATCTGGACGTTGCCGGCATTGGCGCGTGCGATCGCCTGCAGAATGTCGCGGTAGAGGTCGTCAAACTTCCCCTCGGCGACCGCTTGACAAACGTCGATCGCGGCGCCGGGGAACGACAGCGAATATTTGATGAACGATCCGGGGACCGCGCGCTGGACCAGCCCGCCCTGCGGCGCCTGATAGCTGACCGCGGCTCCGCGGAACTGCGCCTCAGATCGCTGATCGAAGAACACTGAGCCGCCGCCCAGTTGTCCGTTGACGAAGGCGTTGAAGGCTTGGTACTCGCTCGGCTCGTTGCCGGCGTTGACTGCGATGATCGGCTTCATATACAGACCTCATGAAAAGGGAGGGCTCGCGGCCCTCCCCTCCCATTAACCTAGGTCCGGGTCAGTACCTATCAGAGGACGCCGGCCTTCATGCTCGTGAACTGGGTCCCGCCATCGACCAGCGATGCGACGCCCGAGTTGCGGACGCCGACGCCGCCCGCGACGCTGAACGTCGTGTCCGTGATCTCAATGACCTTGACGTCATTGGCGAACAGCCGGAGGACATTGCCCTGTCGCTCGCCGCGGAGCTTCCACGTTTCGCCCGGCGTGAAGAGTTGCGCGGCGAAGGCCCCTGTGAGCGCCGTGAACGTCCCGCCGACCGTCTTGCCGATGTACCAACCGTGCTGCGCCGTGGTACCCGGACGCTGAAGGCCGAACTGGTACCAGTTGTTGCCGCCGTTGACGCCGAGCAGGAGCCAGAGCGAGTTCCCCTTGGGCGTCCCGACCGGCTCGACGATGACGCCCTCCACGTAGGCGTCCGCGCTCGGCGCGATGTAGGAGGACAGGCCATTCGAGGAGGCCGCGCCGATCACCGTACCATTAGCGCCGCTGATCGTCAGCGTGCCCGCCGGAACCGTCCAGGTATGGCCGGTCGCGGAGACGTGGGCTGCGAGGCTCACGCCGTCCGTATCGGTGAAGTCGTCCACGAACGGCGCCGAGGGCGTCGGCGTCGGGGTGGGCGTCGAGCCGCCGCCCGGCGCCGCGGCGACGGTCGGGAGGTAGGAGGGCGTCAGGTGGCGACCCACCGCGATCCCGTCGCCGTTCGTGTGGTTGTCGTAGATCATCGCCGAGGCCGCGGTCGTTCCTGAGGGGTCCGGGTGCTTCAGGACCCAGATGTCGAGCGCGACGGTGTTGGCGGGGACCGCCGCCAGCTTCAGCGTGATCGTGTTCGTCCCCACGACGATCGGGGTGGTCGCGTCGAGCGCCAGTGGCGTCGTGTCGTTGGCGACGCTCACGACGAACCGCAGCTGACCCGCGCCGACCATCGAGAGGGAGGTCGCGCCAGTCGGCAGGTTGAACGTCAGCAGAATGTCCGCCGAGCCGGTCGCGCGAACCGCGCTCGCCAGCGTCGGGCCGGCGTCCGCGGCCAAGCTCGCCTCCGACCGCGTGGCGCGGTACAGGTGCTGCGCCAGCCGGATATTGCCCGCCGGGTCCTGGTGGACGTCATCCGCCAGCGTGACGTCGCGCGGCTCCAGATACATCGCCGCGCCGGTCCCTGCCGCCCACGCCTTGAGCGCGGAGCGGAGGTTGCGGACGTTGACCTCGGTGCCGGTCGCCAGCCGCGTCGCCATCGCCGTGACGTAGCGCGCGAAGCTCGATCCGCGGGCGCCGTTGAGCGCAGTCAGCGAACTGAAGAACGTGGTGAAGCCGGTCGCGAAGTCGGCGGCGGCGGTCGGCACCCCTGCGTCAGTCCCGCCGATATGCATGTAGAACGCCTCGAAGCCGCCCGCGGCGTTCAAGACGCCGGAGAGGTCCGTGTGGTTCTGCGTGCCCGGCAACCAGTCGGCGATCTTGGTCGACCCGACCGCGTGCCCGATCGCGCCGCAGTTGACGCCGAACAGATCGACCTGACGGCGCAGGAACTCGGACACGAAGGTCGAGTCATAGTTGCTACCGTCCGCCGGGACCGCCCAAGCCGGCGTCGTGAGCGTCTTGCCGCTGTCGGCGTAGCGCGCATACACCGCGGTGAGCGGCGAGATGCTGACGTTGAGCGAGGCGTTCGTGCCGCTGTAGGTCGGCATCTTCGCGAACTGGCGTACCGTCTGCGACTGCCCGCTCATCGCGACCAGCCGGCCCATCCCGATCGGAACGGTGCCCGGCTGCCACGTCGTGCCGCCGTCCTGCGACAGATCGAGGTAGAACCAGCCCGAGCGCGCGGCGACGCCGGTCACGGTGATCGAGGTCTGGCCCGCGGTCGCGGTGCCGGCGTTCCAGGCCGGCTGGACGATCGAATTGCTCGTCACGTCGCGGCAGCGCGCCGTCACGGTCCCGGACGCGGTGACGGTCGCGGGGACGACGATGTCGCCGGTCCCCTTCGCGTTGGTGCCGCCGGTGACGGTTTTGCGCTGATAGATGCGGTTGGCCGCGGGCAGCTGCGCCATCGAGAAGGCCGCGCCGGGCGTCGGCGTGGGGGTCGGCGTCGAGCCGCCGGTCCCGTCCGCGATCGTCAGCGCGGCGGCGGCGGTCGTGGCGAATAGGAGCTTGGCGCCCGCGACAAGGTAGAAGGCCAGCGCCTGAAGGGAGGAGGAGGCCAGCAGCGAGTTGTACTGCGACTGCGTCACCGGGATGATCGCGGAACCGCCCGGCGTCGGGTTCGGGTTGCCGCCTCCGCCGCCCGGCTGACCGCCCGGCGGGGTCGCGGTATTGCCGCTCGCGTCGATGTAGATTGCCTTGTCGACGTCATAGCTCGGGAAGCCGAAGCTCACGCCCTCCAGAAGGCGGTCGGCGTACCCAGTCTGCCAGAGCGTGTTGTAGAGCGAGCGGCTCAGGTTGAAGAGTACGGTGTTCGCCGGGAAGGTCCCGAACGGCGTGCCAGTCTCGCCCTTGAGCTTGACGGCGAGCGAGTTGACGGCAACGGTCGGCATCAGCGGTCCCCTACAGAAAGTCAACCGCCTCCCTTCGTCGCGAGCGCGTCAGAGGGAAGCGGTTGCCCGCGGTTACTCGCCGTTGGCTCCGTGTTCGAGATTTTCGCTGCGGAACGGCGAGCCCATGTCGCCGGCCTTGCGCGCGTCCTCCTCCATCTTCTTGGTCCAGAGGAATGAGCCGTCCTCATAGAAGTGATACGCCTCGCGCTCGCCCTTGAAGGCTTGGCACAGCTGCTCCTGCGAATGGGAGGCGAGCCAGTCCTTGGGCCAAGGGCGGTTCGTCTTGAGCCAGCCGACAACCTCATGGTTGAGGGCTTCCGACTTCTGGACGATGCGGTACACGTATATCTTGGCCTCGCCCCTTACGAAGCCAGGAGGGACAGGCGCCGCGGTCGAGGGCGTCTCGCTACCCGGATCGCGCTTCATGGCCTCGGTGGGGTTCCCCTTCGGCGCTACGGGCTTGGGAGCCGGCGCTGTCGCCGCGCGCGGCGCTCGGGCGGAGGTCCCGCCGGTCGCGCCCTTCACGATCTTGTGGCCGTGGTCGACGTTATCGAGCTTGAACGGTCCCTTCTCGCCGTTGTAGCGCCACGGGTCAGCGAGCGTCAGGAACGCCGCCTTGCCTGCTTCATTGAGGTCGACGCGCTCGACGCGCTTGTCCGCGATGAGGCCCTTGGTACTCACAGCGCCACCCCCAGGTCGGCCAGCTGGCGCTCGATCGAGTTGAGGTCGATCAGGATGTGGCGCTCGACGACCGCGGCGACTTCTTCCGTGGCGCTCGACGGAATGATGACGCCGTGGAGCGTTCCCATAACCTCGCCGGCCCGGATACGATTGCTAGCGCCGCGCAGCTGCTCGATGCGATCCTTGAGTGACTTGCGGCGACTGAGGAGCCGGCCCGCCGTCTCGATTTCTTCCGGCGACATGTGCGGGCGGAATGATCCGAGCGCCTTTGTGAGGCCGGCGAACGCATCCTTGACCTTCTGGTCGAGGTCGATCTTGAGCGTCATGCCTTCGTCTTTCATAGCTGGTCTCTCAGAAAGCTGTCGATGGCCTCTGGTAGATCGTCCGGGTGATCGTCCTGCCTCGCTACGCGGCCACCGAAGCGCGCGAGGTAGGACGCCGGGATGCGGTTGCCGCCGTAATGGGGGAGCTTCCGCGCTTCGCGGTTCGCGGCCCACTCGGCGGCGGTCTGCTTCATGCCGAAGCGGCCTTCAGCATCTTCCTGATGTCGCGCGGATCGCGACCGATCGACAGCTGGTGGAGGACGAACCACTTGAGTTCGTAACCGCCCTCCCGCTCGGCGAGCTTGACGCGATACTCCGCTGTCCCTTTGAGGAGGATCGCCGAGACGGAGTTAAGCTCGACCTCCTTGCCGGTGCGGTCATCGATCGCGAAGATGACGTTGAAGCGGTTGTGAACGCGAGTGACCGTGCCGAAGCCGATCGACGGATGCCAGATGCGCTGGCGGCGCTGCCAGCGGCGCTTCATACGACCACCGCGAAGCCGGCGTTGACGTTCGCGGCATTGATGCCGTCGATCGCGCCCGTCAGGTTGAGGGAGTTCATCCGCATCGAGAGGAGCGCGACCGGGCGGGCGTCCTCATCGCGCTCCATGCGGTCGAGCGTCGCGCTCATCTCGGTGAGGTAGTGCCGAGCGAGCTTGATCGACGCGACGTGATCGGGAGTTAGGGGCCTAGCGGCCATGGCTTGGTTTCCTTGGTTCGAGGTCGGTCGAGGGGAGGGCCGGAGCCCTCCGCTCAGCAGGTCAGCTTCTGGACCGCCGCCCCCGAGAAGTCGAGCGCGCGCGGGCCGGTGTAGCTCGCGATCGTCATGCCGGGCTTGAGCTCGACCGCGAGCGCGTTGCCGCCCGCGAAGTTGATGACGTTCGCCTGCTCGCGCGCCCAGCGGACGTTCTGGCGGGCCTTGTTCTCGCCGACGCGGCCCGAGCAGACGGCGCGGTTGTCGGCGATGATATACTTGACCGGCTTGGTCGCGTCCTGCGCGACGGCGACGGCGGGCGCCAGCGAGAGAACGGCGGCGGCGAGGGCGAGCGAGCGAGTGAAGAGGCGCATTGGTATTTCCTTCTGTTGGTGGGAGGATACCGCCTCCCGGCGGGTTCAGAGTAAAGGGATTAGCGGTTCGCGGCGACGAAGCCGCGGAGCATGTCGCGGACGGCCTTGTCGGGCGCGTGGCGGAGATGCGGATGCTGAGCGCGAAGGCCCTTGATGAGCTTCTCGATCGTCGCTGGCGACATCGCGCTGATCTTAGCGGCGGCTTCGTTGGCGGTTTCGATCTTGGCGGGCATCGTCTGGTTTCCTTCGTTGGTAGAGCCCTTGTACGGGCACCGAGAGGATAAGTAAAGCACCTTTGGTGAAATTATTTTACAAGGCGCCACGCCGCGTCGATCGCGAGCGAGAGGCCGATAGCGATGGCCGCCAGCCAGATGATGAACGCGAGGACTTCCGCGGTTAACGGGCGCTTTCGCATGGCTAATCTCCCTCTATGGGATCGCGGAGAATGCCGACCGGGAGCCAGTCGCCCGTATAATCCAACTGGCGCGGGCCGTGAAGCTCGGGCGCTGGCGCGTCGCAGAGCAGGCCGCGCTTGCTGGGATAATGCCGAACGCCCGACCGTCCGCATAGCTCGCAGAATAGGCTGCGCTCATCTGGGACGTATCGACGCTCCGTCACTTCGGGTTCCTCCTCGGATCGAGACGCGCGCCCTCGGGCTTGATGCGGCGTCGGCGCTGCTCCTTGAGCGATAGCTCGCCGGGATAGCGCTGGAAATATGCGTTCGGCGTTCCCGGCTTGGGGCCGCGAGGCCGCTTGTCGTCGGGATGGATCGAGCAACGGACGATCTGCTCGGACAGAATGTCCTTCATATCCGCGCTGCGATACATCTCCTTGTAGAGAAGGCACGCGGCATATAGCGCCTTCGCGCGCGTCGCGGCCATTATGGTTGAGGTCGGGCCGGAGCGCCACTCGATCACGAAGCGGCGCTGCTCGGTCTGCGGTTCGAGGTCATCGGTCATCATGCGTTCTCCAAGTCCCACTTGAACCAGCGCTCGACGTAATCCCACGTCTGCTCGGTCAGGCACGGAACGTGGCCGCCTCCCCCTTCGTTCGAGCGCGACGGCGCGACGCCCAGCCGAGCGAATAACGCGCCCAACTGATCGCGGTAGCGATACACTTCTGTCCCGAGGTCCGGGCGAAGGTACATGAACTGCGACTTGCGGTTCTCGGGTAACGGATGGCGGCAGGCATATGCCGGATAGAAGCGCCCGAGCCCGGCACTATCATAAGGCTGCGTGAACGGCAAGTTGTTGTCGAGTATCCACTGCTCGAACGGAACCGCGACGCTGGCTCGCATCTGTGCGGTGTAAGTCTCGTCGTGCTCGGTGCACCAGTCGAGGCCGAAGCGCTGGAGATAGTTGTAAAGGCTCCACAGTCTATCGGTCGGGTCGCGCACTACGCCGACCTTGGGCCAGCGATCGTAACCGTGCGGTACGCCGTCCGCTTCCATGTGGCGATACAACATGAAGGCGTTCGGATAGTTGGCCATGAGCTGGTTCTTCAGCGACCGCGTGCCGGTCCTCGGAGTGAGAATGACGACGGTTTCGAGTTCAGGAATGATAATCAACGGTTCGTTTCCTTCGGTTGGCGCACCGCGGTTCGCGGTACAAGGGAGGCTTAACAAGTACCTGATAGGATACGCGAAGTCCAGAAAGAATAGCGTAGGTCAGGGTCGGATTAGGGTCTAAAACCTAGAGGGGATAGGGTACGTTCTATTGCACCTAACGAGTAAAAAGAGAAAAGAGAAGAAATTAAGAAATAGGGGAAAAGACGGCGTACCGTTTCCCCTCTAGGTTTTAGACCCTCGGCGCCTCCCCTCCCCTTTGATGGCGATCTGGCGCCAGTAGAGGCATGGGACGCGAAGAACTCGACTTGAGGAAAGATTGGCTCCGGCTTTGGCCGGGTCACGCGACGATGGTAGAGCCGGCGAAGGGCTCGACCTTCGGCACTCCCGATGCCTCCCTATTCCATGCTGAGTTCTCCGGCTGGGTCGAGTTCAAGGTTGCCGAAGCCTCGGGCGACTTCAAGTGTAGAGCGCCACAGCTGCGCTGGCACAGGGCCTTCCTTGAGGCTGGCGGATCGCAAGCCTTATTCGCTGTGCTAGATCGGGAGGGCTTCTGGCTCCTCCCCTCCTATCTGGTAGCTCCCAAGGAGCCTAACCTTACGCGCAATGTATATAAGCTGGGTGGTAGGAAGGTGCGTTGGCTAGAGGCCGACCCTTTCGCCCTCCCCCTTATGTGTTCCCGTATAGCGGAGCTCAATCGTGGCAAATAAAGAGTATCACCATCTCTACAATACCACTGAATGGCGTAAGCGTAGGGAGCTACAGCTTAGGGAATACCCCCTTTGTAAGATGTGTGAGGAGGAGGGGCGTACAGTAGCAGCTACTATAGCGGACCATAGAGAGCCCCATAGAGGGGACGTCTTTGCGTTCTACCACGGCGTACTAGATAGCCTCTGCTCCTCTCACCATAGTAGCGTCAAGCAGTCGATGGAGGCAGGCCAGCCTAGGCGAGGGTCGCACCTAGACGGAAGCCCCCTCGACCCCAACCACCCTTGGTACTCAGGGTAAGCCCAGCCAGATCGTATATTATACGATGTTGTTTTATTACCAAGATGGGATCGAAATGAACATGAGCAGATGGGGTGGGGGGTTGAAAAGTTCTCGATCGTCGCTGGGCTAGACCGGCGCTGGCCTCGAACGCACTATCTAACCACCATTTTCGGCCCAAAATCACAGGAGATGAGCATGAGCAGCGATGACCGGAAAGCCCGAGTTGACAGCCCCTCAGAGGCAGTAAATACCATGTTAGCAGCCACTCGGGTCATCGAGCCCCCTGAAGAGCTTGACCTTGACGGTGATGAAATCAAGCAGTTCAACAACATCATCAATGAGTTCGCGAAGGTGACGTGGACGCCGCACACCACCGTCCTCGCTGGGATGCTTGCCCGAACCATTTGCCAAGCCATGGAAGATGGAAAACTTCTTGGCAATGAGGGCACCGTCATCGAGAACGCCCGTGGCAACCCTTGCCTGAACCCGCGCGTGTCGGCGATCAACAGTGCAAACTCCTCCATCCTCCAGATGCGCCGCTCGCTCGCCCTCCACGCGACCGCGGGCGTCAGCAAGAAGGATGCCGGCAACCGGGCGGTTATCCAGCGCGACCAAGACGCCGGCTCGCCCCTACATGACGACGATGAAGAATTGCTCGCTCGCCCCCCTTCGCACGTCGTCAACTGATCCATGCCTCGCGCGTGAGTGCGCGCGAATAGCGAACAGGGCATCAAAGTCAAATGGAAATACAGCACCGCCTCCCGTCTTGTATTCCGACGCCTGATTGGATGTTCGCGTCAGAGCTTCTGTATGATACCACGCAGAAGCTGATGCGGAAACTCACCCGCGGCGAGAAGGTCATCAAGTTCATCGAGCGTTACTGCCGCGTGCCGGAGGGCAAGCATGTTGGCAAGCCGATAGTCTTGGACCACTTCCAGAAGCTCTTTATCCTCGCGGTGTATGACAACCCGCATGAGACGAATACTGCCATTCTGTCGATCGCGCGCAAGAACGGCAAGACTGCGCTCATCGCAGCTATCGCCCTCGCCCACCTTGTCGGGCCGGAAGCGCGCCTCAACTCGCAGATCGTCTCGGGCGCGCGGAGCCGGGATCAGGCGGCGCTAGTCTTCAAGCTCGCTCTCAAGATGGTGAACCTCAACCCGGAACTTCGCAAGATCATTCGCGATGTCCCCTCTAGCAAGACACTCCTCGGCGTCACCATGGGCACTGAGTACCGCGCACTGTCCGCGGAGGGCGGCTCGAACCACGGTTTGTCCCCTGTCCTCGCGATCATCGATGAAATGGGGCAGGTTCGCGGCGAGGAGGATGATTTCATTGAGGCGATCGAGACGGCGCAGGGCGCGTATGACGATGCTCTGGAAATTATCATCTCGACGCAGGCGCCGACCGACGCGGACATGCTGTCGATCCGCATCGACGACGCTATCCGGGCCGGAGATACTGACCCGCACACGATCGCCCATGTGTATAGCGCCGACTTTGAGGCGCTGGATCGCGACCTCAAGCCTGAAGAGATTGATGTTCTCGATGAGAACGCGTGGCGTGCGGCAAATCCGGCCCTTGGCACTTTTCGTTCGGCAGTCGAGCTTGAGAGGAAAGCGGCGCGAGCGAACCGCATGCCGTCCTTCGAAAACAGCTTCCGTAACCTGTATCTCAACCAGCGCGTCAACCGCATCGCTGTGTTCGTGCCGGCTTCGATCTGGGCGAAGGGCAACCGTGAGGTAGATCAGGAAGTAATCCGCACTGGTCGCGTGTATGGAGGGCTCGACCTCGCTGAGACGACCGACTTGAGCGCGTTCGTGTGGGGCGCGCAGGACGCCGAGAAGAACTGGCATTGTAACGCGATGTTCTGGAAGCCGGAAGCCACGATCAAGGAACATGCGAAGCGCGATCGGCAGCCATATGAGCGCTGGGCTGAGGAAGGGCTGATTACGACCACGCCTGGCAAAGCTGTCGACTATGAATTTGTCGCGCGCGACATTGCGAACGTGGTTGAAGAACTCAACCTGATCGGGATCGCGTATGACCGGCACCGGTTCAAACTCTTGGAGAAGAAGTTCCAAGACATGAACCCGCCAGTGTCGCTCCCCTTCGTCGAGTGGGGGCAGGGTTACGTGTCGATGGCTCCCGCGATGGACGCCGCCGAGGTCCTGTTCCTGAACGAGCAAGTAATTCACGGCGGCAACGCAGTCATGCGCATGTGCGCCTCGAACGCGGTAGTGATTAAGGACACGGCGGGCAATCGGAAGCTCGACAAGTCCAAGTCGACGGGCCGGATCGACGGCATGCAGGCACTAGTCCAGATGCTTGGTCTAGCTTCTGCTGCAGAGGAGCCGGAGGAGCCGAATGTGTACGAGGAACGAGGGATGATCTTCCTATGAGCTGGCTCAGCAATGTAAAGGATGCGCTCCTCGGCAACACTACCATGTCGCTGCCGGCGATCGACCGCCTCAGCGCGGCTGGCGGCACGCAGGTCATGGACTTCGTGAGCCTCGACGATCCCGGCGTGATCGAATACTTGCGCGGCAACTCCACGCAGTCCGCGACCGGCATTAGCGTCAATGAGAAACTGGCGCTTCGCAACTCCGCGGTCCACCGCGCCGTCCACCTGATCGCCGGCTCCCTCGGGATGCTGCCGCTCGAATTGTATCAAAAGATCAAACTTGACGATCTGGAAGGTGAGGAGCTTGACGACGACGAAAAGGCGGAGGGCGCCAAGAAGGCGAAGGATCACCCGGTCTATCGCATCCTGAAGAAGCGCCCGAACAAGTTCATGACGCCGTATGAGTTCAAAAACTACATGGTGACGCGCGCTCTGTTCGATGGCATTTGCTACGCGCACAAGCGCTACGTGATCGACATGACCGTCAAGGGTGGGCGCCGGATCGACGCGCTGATCCCGCTCGACCCCAAGAGCGTTACTTACAAGATCGAAGGCGACGACTTGGTTTTCACCCACAAGGGCGCCAAGATACCTTCAAAGGACATGTTCTGGTTCCGCTCTCCGGTGTCGTCGGACGGCATCACCGGCACGAAGCTGGTCGAGGTCGCGCTGGAGACGATTGCCCTCGCCTCGCAGTCCGAGGAGGCTGCGGCGAAGGTGCTGAAGAACGGCGCGCTGGTCGGTGGCGTCCTCTCGACCGACAAGCCCCTGTCGCAGCCGGCGGTCGACCGGCTCCGGGCGCAATTCGAGGAGCGGCAGGCATCGCCCAAGAACGCGGGCAAGTGGATCGTCGCCGAGGATGGGCTTCAGGTGTCGATCAACAACGCTTCCTCCCTCAAGGACGCGCAGAACGTCGAAAACCGCAAGTTCCAGATCGAAGAAGTCGGGCGCTTCACCAATGTCCCGCGTCCGCTCCTCTTCATGGACGATACTAGCTGGGGCTCCGGCATCGAAGTGCTCGGCCTGTTCTTCATCACTTACTGCCTGCTCTCGTGGTTCCAGTCCATCGAGGAGGCAATTGCCCGTTCGCTTCTCTCTGAAGAGGAAGCAGACGAATACTATGCCAAGTTCAACGACGGTGCCCTGCTTCGTGGTTCGCTCGAAAGTCAGGCCAACTTCTTCAGCAAGGCGCTCGGCGCCGGTGGCGGTAAGGGTTGGATGACTCAGAATGAGGTGCGCGGCAAATTCGAGCTCAACCCGAAGGAAGGTGGCAATGACCTCCCCCAACCAGCCGCAAAAGTCGCAGCCGACGCCGCCGGACAAGGCGACGACGGGCAAGAGCCGGATGCCGGAGGCGCCCAGCCAGCCGGTAAGCCGGCCCAAGGGCCTAATCGGTCGCGTCGTGAATGAACGTCCGCCTGCGCTCCCGGTCCCCCATCGGGAGAACGTGCGCGCCTTCGCCGACCCGGAAGTGGCAGCGAAGTGGGCCAACGAGCACGCGGGCGTGCGCGCGGTCGAGCGCGGCGATAACGTCATCACCATCTTCGGCGCGATCGGCGCGGACTTCTGGGACGAAGGCATCACCGCCAAGTCTGTGAGCCGTCAGCTGCGCGCCATCGGCGGCGCGGTCGAGGTCCAGATCAACTCGCCCGGCGGCGACGTGTTCGAGGGCTTCGCGATTTACAACGCGCTGCGCGAGCACCCGTACAACGTCACCATCAAGGTGATCGGCATGGCCGCGTCCGCCGCCTCGATCATCGCGATGGCCGGCGATACGGTCCAAATCGGCGCGGCGGCGTTTATCATGATCCATAACTGCTCGGTCATGGGGTACGGCAACAAGCACGACCTTCGTGAACTCGCCGACTTCTTGGAGCCGTTCGACAACGCGCTCAAGGACGTTTACGCCGCGCGCACCGGCCAGAAGGTCAACGACCTCACGAAGTGGCTCGACGCCGAGACGTACATGAGCGGCGCGCAGGCGATCGAGCGCGGTTTCGCCGACGAACTCCTCCCCTCCGATCACGTCACGGTCGACGAAGGCGAGAAGGTCAAGGACCGCGACGCCAACGAAATCCGCGGCATGGAGCGAATATTGCTCGCTTCTGGACTAACGCGGACGCAAGCCCGTGAACGTCTAGGGAAACTCAAGGGCAAGCCGGACGCTGCCGCGGGGGATCACGGACAAACGGTCGAGGCCAAGCGCGACGCTGACTTCGATCTCACTGCCGCGATGGGCGCATTGCTCGCCACGGCTCGTTCTTAATCCGGCCAAGGAGGCTGTCTTGAAGCACCCGAATATCCTCGCAATGGCGTCCGCCGCTTCCAGCGCCGCCGCCCTTCCCGTCCTCCCCCGCGCGCTGCGCGCCACGATGGGCATGGGCCTGTCGGGCATCCGCGCCGACGCGCCGACCCCGCAGGCGATGTTCGAGGAGCTCAACCGCACCCTCGCGTCCATGCGCGGTGAGATCGACGCCTCCAAGAAGGAAGATGGTCTCGTCACCGCCAAGGTCGACAAGATGAACGAGCACATCGGCAACCTGCAGACGGCGCTCCAGTCGGTCCAGGAAGCGGTGCAGACGCAGCAGGCGCCCGAGAATGTCATCGGCGACATTCCCGGCGATCCGGCCTATGTCCGCACCTTCAATTCGTTCATGCGCCGCGGCGAGGACGACAACGTCGAGGTCCGGGCCGCGCTGCGCGCGCGGGTCGACGCGGCGATGCAGATGGGCTCGCAGGCTGATGGCGGCTTCCTCGCTCCGATCGAGTGGGATCGCTCGATCACCCAGCAGCTGCTGACGGCGCCGTCGATCCGGCCCTATGCCGACAGCATCACGATCACCGGCCAGGGCTTCAAGCGTCTGGTGGCGGTCGGTCGGCCCGGTTCGGGCTGGGTCGGCGAGACTGCGGCGCGTCCGCAGACCTCCACGCCGACGTTCGCCGAAGTGACCTTCGGCATCGGCGAGATTTACGCCAACCCGGCGATCACCCAGACGGCGCTCGACGATGCGGCGATCAATCTGGAGGACTGGCTGGCCGGCGAGGTCCGTGACGAGTTCGCGCGGCAGGAGGGCATCGCCTTTCTCGCGGGCGACGGCGTCAACAAGCCCAAGGGCCTGCTGACCTTCGTCGAGGGCGCGGCGCGCGCGACGGAGCACCCGCTGGGCGCGATCAAGGCGGAGACGACCAACGCGGCGCCGACCAACACCGCGTTCACCGACCTGCTGCTCGACGTCGTGTATAACACGCCCGCAGAGCGCATCAACGGCGCCCAGTTCTACATGGCGCGCTCGACGCAGGCCGCGATCCGCAAGATCAAGGACGCCGACAACAACTATCTCTGGCAGCCCGGCATCACCGCCGGCCAGCCGGGGACGATCCACGGCTATGGCATCATCGACCTGCCCGGCATGCCGGTGTACGCCGATGGCGTCGGCTCCACGTTCGTGTTGTTCGGCAACATGCGCTCGACCTATCTGGTGATCGACCGCATCGGCATCCGAGTGCTGCGCGACCCCTACACCAACAAGCCCTACGTGATGTTCTACACCACGAAGCGCGTTGGCGGCGGCGTCCAGAACCCGGAATATATGCGCGCGGTGAAGCGCATCGCCTAACGGCAGCGCATCGACCGAATGACCCCCGGACGGGGAGGCCAGCCCTCCCCCTCCAACAGAGAGGCGAACATGGCGGACACGAACACGACCGGCGGCGCGACCGCCACCAAGACCGAGGAGGCGGAGGCCCCCAAGGCGCTGACGACCAAGGAGCAGATCGCGGCCAGCCGCGAGTTCCAGGCCAAGGAAGCCGAGAAGGCCCGCGAGCCGGCGCAGATCGCCGCCGCCAAGCAGGGCAATCTCGAAGCCTCGGGCACGTTCATCGAGGACGGCGCCAAGAAGGCGATCGACGTCAATCACCCGGCGGTCGACAACAACCCGCGCGAGGGCACCACGGTGCGCCAGAACGCGGTCGACTTCAACGACCCCAACCTGGACCCGCAGGAAGCGGTGCGGGCGTCGCTCGGCCTCAGCTGACCGGCGGCTTTCGGGGCGGCTCAAGGGGAGCGGGGCGGCGCGGCTCCGCTCCCCTTTTGTATAGGAAACAGGCATGAACTGGTCGCACATCGTAACGGAACGCGAGGCGCTGAACCTGCTGACGCTGGAGGAGGCGAAGCGCGAGCTTGACGTCACCTTCCCGGACGATGATGCCATGATCGGTGACTACATCAAGTCCGCGCAGGACTACGTGGAGGACTATCTGGGGCTGTTCCTGTCGCGCGCGACGGTCACGCTTTTTGCCGACAGCCTCCCCCTCCCATTCCACCTGCCGTTCGGCCCGTTCGTCTCCCTCCTCTCCATGTCGGTGAAGGGCGTCGCCCTGCAGCCCCGTACTGTTGCGGGAGACTTCGCCGCACTCCTTCCTACCTCGGGCGCCGTATGGCCCTTCCTGCAGCGCGAGAGCGGCGCGGTACAGGTGGTTTACGTCGCCGGCTTCGAGGCCGGGAAGGCGCCAGCGGTCGCGAAGCAGGCGACGGCTCTGATCGTGCGTATTTTCTATGACAAGCCGGATGGAAAGGAAGCTGACGCCCAGTGGAAAGCGGTCCACAGCCTGCTCGGAATGAAGCGAGTTAGGAGCCTCTGATGCGCCGCCCATCCTTCGTCAAGCAACGTCGCCGGCTCGACTGTCTGGTAACTTTCCAGCGGAGGACGGAAGCTCGTGACGAATTCAACGAACCCACCGAGAATGGATGGTCGGAACTCTTCAAGGCGCGCTGTGCTGTATATCCGGCGCCTGGGTACGAACGCTTCACAGACGCCCAAACGTCCGCGACCCTCCCCGTCATGATCGAGATACGCTCTGAAGAGCGCGCGCGCGATCTATTGGCGAAGGATCGAGCGGTGGTGACGACGCCGGATAACGTCGTGACAACTTACAACATCCTGTCGCCGCGGGAACAGGCGGAGCGCGGCGACAATATCCGGTTGACCGCCGCGACCGATGAGGGAGTTTGATATGGCGGATAAGGTACAGCCGGGTGAGCTCGCAGTCAAGCTGACCCACGACATCACCGGCGGCGTCGGGAATCACTCAGCAGGGACGGTGCTGCGGCATCTCTCCATTTCGGCGTACAACACGCTGGTCTATGGCGGCGGGCACGATGCCCTCAAGGAAGGCGATGCGGTCACCGAGGCGATCGACGGCGGCGCCCCTCTGAGCGGCGAGATGCCGGCTGATCCCGGCTATGTCGTCGAGGAGAAGGCGCCGCGCACCCGTAAGCGCGCCCGCAAGGCGGCGCCCGCGCCGGTCGGCGCCTAAGTGGCGAAGCGCCCGTTCACGCTCGACGGCGGGAGGGAGTTGCTAGACAATCTAGCGGCCCTCCCCAAGTCGACGCAATCGGGCGTCCTCCGGCGCGTCATGTCGAAGGCCCTCAAGCCTATCGCGGACGAAGTGAAGCGCGACGCGCCGGAGCGTTACGGCGACCTTGAAGAGAGCCTCATCGAAGGCGGCAAGAACAAGCTCAACAAGCGGCAGCGCTCGCTCAACAAGGATCGCCCGAAGGAAACTCAGGTTCACTTCGGCACCGCTGATCCGGCGGGCATCGCGAATGAGTTCGGCAACGCCCATCAGCGCGCCCAGCCGTTCTTTCGCAGCGCGTGGGAGGGCGGCAAGGAAGGCGCGCTGCGGACGATCGAGCGCGACCTAGGGCAAGAGATTGTCGACACGGCGGCGCGACGCGCCCGGCGGCAGAGGAGGCGGTGATGGAGGAAGCGCTCATCAAGCGCCTGATCGACGCGCCGGAGATGTATCGCGTGATCGGTCGCGACGTTTATTGGGGCATCGCACCCGAGGGGAGCAAGGCCCCCTATCTCATCATTCAACTCGCGGCGCGCAACCGTGATTACACGCATGATGGCGCGGCTGACCTCCAGTATCCTCGCGTTCAGTTCGATGTATATGCGCGCACGAAGGCAGATGCGGCGAAAGTATCGCGACTGCTTCTCAATGAACTCGAACGGCGCAAGGTAGTCGCCGGGGTCGTGTTCGAGGGCGCGATCCTGGTGTATGAAAGTGACGGCGACGCTTCGGCCTCGGAGGGAGGGCGCAAGACCTTTCGTACCACCATGGATTTCCTGGTGCCTCACCGTCCTCAGTAGGGAGATAATGTTATGGCCACGAAGGGCAAAGGCGCCCGGTTCCATCTCTTCAACGGAACCGCGCTCCAGAAGATCGCGGAGGTTGTCTCGCTGACGCCGCCGTCGCCGACGCGCGACACGATCGACACGACCACCCATGACTCGACCGGCGACTATCGCGAGTTCATTTCCTCGCTGATCGACGCGGGCGAGGCGACCGTCCTGATCCACTACAATCCAGGATCGGTCGACGACACGCTCATCAACACTGCCATGGCGGCGGGCGACCTCCGCGCGTTCGCGATGGACCTCAACAAGCCCGGCACGACGGCGCAGCACCGCGTCTCAGGCTCGGCGCTCGTCACCAGCTACGCGCCGGCTGACGTGGTGATCGACGACAAGATGACGGCCTCACTGACCCTCAAGGTTAGCGGCCCCCTCATCTTCGCTCCAGCGCCGGTGAACTGAGATGGCGAACCGGCACAAAGGTGAAGTGTCGCTGCCGCGGGAGGAGGGGCAACCGCCTCTCCTCCTCATCTTCGATGGCACTGCCTACGCGCACTTGGAGGACAAGTGGGGCGTCGGAATGAAGGGCGTGATGGAGCGCATCTCGAATTGGGATGAGACGAACATCAAGCTCGGCGACCTCGGCGACCTCCTCAACGCGCTGGCGCAGCGCCACCAACCGACGATGACGCGCGCCGAGGCGATGGACCTGATCGGCTTCCCGACGCCAGACATGGCGGTCGTCGAGGCGATGATGGAAGCCGTCAAGCTGTCGATGCCGAAGGAAACAGACGCGGGGGAAGCCTCGCCGCCGAGGGCGAAGGCTCGCAAGAGTGGGACTGGATCGAGGCGCTAAAGGTTTGGCTCGAAACAGGCCGCGATCCCGACGACTTCTGGCGGCATACACCGAGAACTATCAACCTTGTGATGATCGCCCACGCGAAGGCGATCGAGCGCGAGGATAAGGGCAGAGCTTGGCTGGCTTGGCACACAGAGGCCCTAGCCCGCCAGAAGTCTCTACCCGACCTGTCGCGTTTGATGGGAGTACCGCCGAAAGCTCAGACTGAAGATGAACTGTGGGACGCTGTGACGTCCTGGGTCGCGTCTCACAACGCGAAAGTCGCCCAGCAGAGCTAATCGGAGGATAACATGGCGACCAGTGGCCTGATTGGTGCACTCCGCGTAACTCTCGGAATTGACATTTCGGAGTTCGAGGCGGGCACTAGTCGGGCCCAGGCCCAGATGCGGAAGTTCCAGCGGGACTTCGATAAGCAGGGGCAAAAGATCAAGGACTTCGGCAAGGACCTGTCGAAGTATGTCACGGCTCCCATCGCCGGGCTCGCGGTCGCCGCCGTCAAGATGGGCGGCGACTTCGAAGCGTCCATGAATCGCGTCGGCATCTCCGCCGGAGCGACGAAGGGCCAACTCAAGGCGATGCACGATCAGGCGCTGCAGATCGGCGCCGATACCAGCAAGTCCGCCTCCGAAGCCTCCGACGCAATGGATATGCTCGCGAAGGCCGGCATGTCCGCAAAGGATATTCTGGGCGGCGGCGCGAAGGCGGCAGTTGACCTCGCCATCGCAACCGGATCGGAACTCGACCCTGCCGCCGCGGCGATCACCGATACCATGTCGCAGTTCAAAAAGACTGCGAAGGATTTGCCGAACGTCATTAATAACATCACCGGCGCGGTGAATGAGTCCAAGTTTGACTTCGCCGACTTCCAAGCAGGCATGGGTCAGGCCGGCGCCGTCGCGGCCTCCTCCGGCATCAAGTTCGAGGAGTTCACCGCCGCGCTCGCCGGGACCGCCTCCCAGTTTGCTTCAGGCTCGGACGCTGGCACCAGCTTTAAGACTTTCATCCAGCGGCTAGTCCCCGACACCAAGCCGGCGATCGAAGCATTCAAGTCGATTGGCTTCACCGCGTTCAATGCGGCTGGTGAAATGAAGCCAATGGCGCAGATCGCGCAAGAACTCAAGGAGAAGTTGTCCGGCCTCTCGACTGAGGACCGCAACGCGAAGCTCAAGGACATGTTCGGGTCGGACGCGATCCGCACTGCGATCGGACTGATGGACCTCGGCGCTAAGGGCTTCGAGGACATGCAGGCGCGCATCGCGAAGGTGAGCGCAGCCGACCAAGCCGCAGCCCGGATGAAGGGCTTCAACGGCCAGCTGGAGCAGCTTAAGGGCGCGCTCGAAACGCTCGCGATCCGCTTCGCCGAGTCAGGCCTGTTGGAGCAGATGACAAAGATTGTCACCGCGCTCGGCGAGTGGGTCGACTGGATGGCGAAGGCGTCGCCAGAGACGCTGAAGTTCGCCGGCACCATCGGCCTCATCCTCGCCGCGGTCGGACCCGTCATCATCGTGATGGGATCGCTCATCCAGTCCATCGGCGTGATCCTCCCCCTCCTCGCGAAGCTCGGGCCGGTCATCACTGTCCTCTCCACCGCGATGGGATACCTGATCCCGGTCGTGATTGGCGTCGGTCGCGCGCTGATGGCGCTTATGTTGAACCCAGTCGGGCTGGCAATCGCCGCGGTGACTGCGGCAGTTGTCGCCGGGTATTACGCATGGAAGAATTGGGACAAGATCAAGCCGATCATTGTCAACCTGTATAATCTTATCAAGACGTACATGGTCGATAAGCTCGGTGCCATTTGGAATTTCGTCAAGAACGGCATCGACAAGACCAAAGAGTATTTCTATGGTCTGTATGATGCCGTTGTCGGTCACAGCTATATCCCCGACATGGTCGATGAAATCGGCCAGCACATGCGGCGCCTCGACGGTAACATGGTCGGGCAGGCGAAGAAAACGACCGCCGAGGCGGCGCAGGCGTTCGCCGCGCTACAGCAGGAGGTCGGCACGATCCTGGACCGGCTGTTCCCGGAGCAGGCCCGCGAGAACGCCCTACAGAAGGAAATTGAGACGCTCGAAAAAGGCATGAAGGCGATGGGCTTCACGGCGGATCAGACCGCTGCTGCAGTCGCGCGCCTCCACGCTGAGAATGAAAAGGCCAAGTACGGCGAAGGCACCAAGGTCGATTACAGCAACGTTGACCCTGCCGCCCTCCCCTCCACCGATCAAGTTCTTAAAGACATCTCCACTCAGTCTGAAAAGACCATGGGTGAGATCACCGATAAGATGAAGAACAAGACGGCGGAGATGGCACAGGCCTGGGCGGAGATGGCGCGCGATGCGGTCGGCTCCCTCCGCAACATGGTCTCGGCATTCAAAGGCGGTGACATTCTCGGCGGCATCTCGGGTCTGCTCGACCTCGTGACGCAGGCGGTCGGCGCATTCCGCGGGATCACCGGGAAGTCGGCGACGCCGACCTACAACCGCGCGCCCGGCTTCTCGACCGGCGGCAGCTTCAAGGTCGGCGGCACCGGCGGCGTCGACAGCCAGATGGTCCGCATCCGCGCGACGCCGGGTGAGATCGTCGATGTGCGGCGCGGCGATCAGGGCCGACGCGAGCCTGTCATCGTCAAGGTTGTCGCGAACGATTACTTTGACGCGAAAGTCGATAGCATCGCCTCACCGCTCGCAGATCGCGCGGCGGTGCGCGGGACGGTGGGCGGAGCCTCCCTCGCCAACCGCACTGCTATGCGTCGTCAGAGGAGCGCCCTGCGTTGACTGTTGCCCTCCCCCTCCGCAAGGCTGCTTCCGCCTCCCCATACCTGATCGACTTCGGCGGCGTCGTCGCCGGGTCGCTCGGCGGGCCAGACCAGCGCGTCAACCGCCTCGGGATGAGGTGGGGCTGCGAGTACCAACTACCGCCGATGAAGGGCGAGGAGGCGCGCGTCTGGGTCGCTAGGCTGTTGCGGGGATCGCGCGAGCGGGCGTCCTACTATTTCCCCCAGCCCGGCGTCCTGCACCCCACCCCTAGCGCCGGGATCGCCGCCGCGGCAGTGGCGCAGGCGGAGATTATCCGGCTGACGGTCGGCCAGTACCTGGAGGGACATTTCTTCTCGGTGGTCCGATCGGGCCGGCGCTACGTCCACCAGATCACGACCGAGGGCGCTGACTTCGTTGGCATCCAGCCGCCGCTTCGCGTTTCTCTCACGGGCGGCGAGCCGGTGTCCTTTCGGGACTGCATGATCGAGGGGTTCGTCAAGGGCAACCAGCTAGGCTGGACGGTCGACAACGCTAAGATTTACGGCTTGACCTTCAGGATTGAAGAGTAATGCGTACCACGCCTTCAATGGACGCCGCGCTCGCGTCCGACGTTCTCACGCCGTTCCTTTGCATGTTGGTGGAGTTCCCCGGCACCGACCTCGCGTTGCTTGAGGCAGAAGGCGAAGTCACCTTCAACGTATCTTACCGGAATGGTACCACGAAGGCGACCAAGTTCACCGGATACAGCAACACCTTCGGCTCCCTCCAGTCGATCGACGCGCTCAGCGACGGCGTAGGCGATCAAGCGCCGGCTCTGTCCTTCGCCCTCCTCCCGCCGGGCGAGACGGCCTCCGCCCTCCTCTCCCAGCCGAACATGCAGGGCTCCCGCATCCGCATCTGGCTCGGCGCGATCGACAATGCCTCCAAGTTCGTCATTGATGCGCCCTATCTCATGTTCGAGGGCGAGATAGATCAGCCGCTGTTGACAATCGACAACGGGCGTCGTGAGCTAGAGTTTGAAGCCGTTAGCGCGTTCGAGCGGTTGTTCTCGGATGAGGAGGGCATCCGCCTCTCCAATGCTAACCACAAGGAGGTCTGGCCGGGCGAAACAGGGCTTGAGGACGTGACTGGCGTCATCAAGCAGATCATCTGGGGGCCGGGCGACAAGATCACTGGCGGCCAGTCCGGTCAAATCAATTATGGAAACCTAGGCCCGTTCGGGCAGATCGCAAGGTATATGAAGAATGTCCCAGGCAACTAGTGTTCTTCGCCGGAATGCCGCACAGTCGACGCTCGATAAGTTCAAGGAGCAAGACTTCAGCTTCGCAGACGGGCGCGACTGCGGGAAGATGGTTCACCACAATTTGAAGGAACTCGGCGTCGCCATGCCGATCGCTAAGGTGGGGAGCTACAAGACTGCCGTTGGCGCCCGTGCCGCGCTCCGCCGTGCCTTTGGCGTCACGACGCTGCCGGAAGTCATGGATAAGTATTTCCCGCGCATCCCGCCCGCGGCTGCGCTTCCCGGCGATGTCGTCGAGGTCGCGGGCGACGGCCCACTCGGCACGCTTACGGTCGCGCTCGGAAATGGCCTAGTGATCGCCTACCACGAGGATGTTAGCGGCGCGATCGTCGGGCGCCTTAACGAAGCCATCACCGCTTGGAGGACTTTGCCGCTATGAAGGCGATCCGCACCGCTGTTGTCGTCATCGGCGTTGGTGCGGCTATCCTCTCGGGCGTCGGCGCGCTCGGCGTCGGCATCGGCATCGCCGCCAGCACCCTGACTGCCGTCAGCACGATCGCGGGCGTCGCATCCACGCTGCTGACGATGACGGCCAAGAAGCCGGAAGCCGGCATCAACGGCAGCATCACCGAATACAAGTTGGACCCGAACGGCGGCATCCCATACATGATGGGCCGAACGTTCTACGCCGGCTCAGGCGTCAAGCGCGAGACTTGGGGCAAGGACAATGAGTATCAGGGCTTCACGTCCGTTTACTCTTACGGCCCCATCGCCGGCATTGACGCTTTCTTGGTCGACCGCACGACGCCGATCAGCTTCTCGGGCGGCGCCGCGGTCGGATCACTCAACGGGTTCATGTGGCTGTCGGCGCAGGTCGGGCTCCAGCCGTCGCCCTTCCTCGCCCCTCCCATCTCCGGCTATCCCGGATGGACGGCGACCGATCGCCTCAGCGGCCTCGCTGCGTCGCACTGGATTTTGAAGTTCGACACGAAGGGCAAAAAGTACACCGGCGGCGTGCCAGCGCCGGGCGTCATCGGGCGCGGCGTGCTCGTGTACGATCCGCGGCAAGACAGCACCTTCCCCGGTGGCTCCGGACCATGCCGGGCGAACAATGAGTCCACCTATGTGTATTCGGATCGCCCGGCGCTCCACGGCCTGACCTACGCGCTCGGGCGCTACCAGAACGGCAAGCGCCGGATGGGGATGGGCTTCCGCCCGGACCAGATCGACGTGGCCGCGTTCGCGCAAGCCGCCAACATCGAAGATGCGAACAACTGGCGCATCGGCGGCATGCTCTACTCGACCGACCCGAAGTGGAACCGGCTGAAGCAGATCGGGCAGGCCGGCGGCTGGGAGCCAGTCCAGACGGGCGGGCGTCTGACGCTGATCCAGTCGGCGCCGCGCGTCTCGGTCGCGACGATCGACGCGGACCAGATGGTCGGGCAGGGCACCGTCGTCGGCACGCAGTCGCGGCGCTCGCGCATTAACGGCATGGTGCCGCGCTTCCCGGCGGAGGAGTTCGGCTGGCAGATCGTCCCGGCGGACGTGGTGCGCGTGCCGGAATACTCGGCGCTGGACGGCGGCGACCGCACCGAGGAGTTTGACCTTGAGTTCGTCCCCTACCTCAAGCAGGCGACGGAACTCACGTCCTATGAGCTAGTCAACCGGCGCGAGATTGGTCCCATCGAGCTCAACCTGCGACTGCGCTGGATCGGACTGGAGCCGGGCGACTGCGTCACGCTCAATATCCCGGAACTGAACCTCAACGGGCAGAAGTGCATCGTTCTGTCGCGGACGCTCAACGGCGATGGGCGCTCAGTCCAACTGTCGCTCCGATCGGAGACGGACGGCAAGCATGACTATGCGCTCGGCAAGCCCGGCGCCGTCCCTCCGATCCCCTCCCTCACCGCGCCTGACTCTTCCCTTGTCGCGGCTCCGATCGCGGGGGCGTGGCTCCTGCAGGCGATCCAGCTGGAGCAGGGCTCCGCGGGCGGCTATCCGGTGCTGCGGTTCACCGGCGTAGTCGACAACCCGAACGCCGAGGCGATCATCTTCGATTACCGCGAGAGCGGGACCACGGAATGGATCGGGGCCTCCATCCACTCAGTCTTTGCGACGACTGTTGACATCGCGACGCTGAAGCCCGGCGGCATCTATGAGGGTGGCGTTCGGTACGTCGTGCGCGGCGTCGGAGGCGAGCGGCGCATCCTCGGGCCGGTGTCGCTCGGGAACCTCAACACGTCGCCGGTCAACTGGGATGACGTGCTCGATCCGAACGGGACGAAGCCAGACGACGGCGCGACGGTCGGCGCACCTCCCGGCACGAACGTCGGCGACCGCCCGGTTGTCAATCTGCTCGCCGAGGTCGACAAGACCCTCGCTGACATCGAAGCGCTCAACCAGCGGCTCGAAGCCGGCGGCGACCTCAAGCAGTACGCGGACGCAGCCGAGGCAGCAGCCGAGCTTTCCAAGGAAGCCCGAGACGCCGCGCAGGCCGCAGCCGCCGCAGCCGCCGTCAAGGCGACCGAGGCCGGAAGCTCCGCCGCAAATGCTGAGGGCAAGGCCCAGATCGCGACCGACAAGGCGGCGCAGGCGGCGACCTATTCGCAGACTGCCGCTGATCGCGCCGCGGACGCGAGCGGGTACGCCTCCGCGGCCTCCTCCGCGTCGACCTCGGCGGGTGCAGCGTCGACCGCAGCCGGTAACTCTGCGGCGGCTGCAGAAGCGTCGAGGCAGGCTGCAGCGGCGGCGAACGGCAGCGCGAGCGGGTACGCGACGGCGGCGCAGTCGTCGGCAGTCGCCGCGGACGCGAGCCGGGCGACCTCGGAGACGGCGGCTGGTAACGCGGCCACCTATCGCGATCAGGCCCTCTCCTCCGCTCAATCCTCCTCCTCATCTCTCGCTCTCGCTACTGCTGAAGCAGCAGCAGCCCAGCGTTCAGCGGAGGTCGCGGCGCGCATTAGCACTCCGCTGACAAACCTTGGAGCGAGCTTCAGCAACTGGCCTGATGGTCAAGATTTGCCATCGTATTGGAGGAACTGGAACTACGGGGATCACCAGAAGATCACTGGGATTGCCGGAGCCTATGCTTTTCGGCAATATTGCCCGCCAAATTCTTTCCGCGGCTTGGAGGCTGAAGATCAAGTTGATCCTGGCCTAACGGGTCTGGGCGGCGGCAAGCTAGTAGTTGATGCAGATGTAACTCTTGAGGGCGGGACTTTTAATGGCGCGGGAATGCTGGTGTACGCACTCGATGCCAACTTTAATTTGATCGCTCAGTACACCATGAGTTTCTACCACGACAAGTCCGACGTTAGCGGTAATCAAGCTAACCTCGGCGGCGTTGAGGGTAAGCGCTATCGCTTCACTAAGCTGATGGATATTGCCCCCTGCACTCATGTCAAAATATACTTGATGACTGGCTGGCAGGGCGGTTTTGCTGGAATGTCAGTGACCGAGAAGCGGCTGACTTGGCATCGTTGTGGTATCCGCCCGGCGACCCAGCCCGAGATCAACGCCGGGCAAGCTGACCTCTCCGGCATCGAGGCGCGTGTGTCGACGACTGAGAGCGCCATCGCGACGCTCGAAGGGTACGCCGCCGCGCGCTGGCAGGTGCAAGCGGTCGCTGGGGACGGGCGCGCGCAGCTGACGGTGTACGCCGATACCAACGGCGGCGGAGGCGTCGACATCGTCGGCGACACGACGTTCCGCGGGCGGCTCGCGGTCGGGCTCGGCAAGACCGGCAAGCGCATCCAGATCACCGATGAACTCATTGAAGGGTTCTATTCCAACGGTGGTCGATCCTTCAGGATAAGCTGATGCCGCTCGAACTATGGGCGCCTGATGGACGCCGCCGGCTCAGGATCGGGCAGCGCTGCTTCAAGCGCCTCGGCATGGCGCAAGTCGGCTGGAACTTCACCGGCGCGGCGAAGTCCGGGACGATTACTGACCCGCGCTTCACCGCCTATCCGGCGAACGAACCACGCACAATATTCATTGACGGGCAGGTGGATGTTTCCGGCAACCTAGTCACGATTAGCTTCTCGGGCAATACTTTGACGTGGAGCTATCGCAATGATCCCGCCTCCCCCACTACACGGCCCAACGCCGCGTTCTTGTACGGGATTTGGTAGATGAAGATGGAGTTCTGGGCGGAGGACACCGGCGCCCTACAGTGCTCGACTGAGTTCTTGTCGCACTTCTGCCGTTGGACCGGGCACGGCCCGACGACCGCGCGCAACGGCGGCTCGACCCAGTACAAGAGCTTCATGCGGATCACTTTGCCCGCCGGTTCGGTGCAGCCGGTGATCGCTGTTCGGATCGACGGCGGATACACCGCGGCGTTCGTCGGCAACCAGTCCGTCACCGGCACCCGGACGTTCGCAACGAACGCGCCGCCGGGCACCAACTTCAATTATTGGATATTCGAGCCCGGCGAAAGCCTCCCTGCCCCTGACCCAAATGCCGCGGTAGTGTTCTGGGACGAATTGACGGGTGTCATAAAGTTTAGTAGCGACTATTTCCCCCTCATCGTCATGGATGTTCTGGTCGGCGGCGGGCAGCGGAACTATGGGAATGAATATACGCTCGCGACCGCGCAGGGAGTATTTGGCGGCCAGAGTGATCCGGGCGAGGGCATCTGTCTCGCTAACGGCGTCCCGGTCCCGGACGATGGCAACTGTGACTCATACCGCTATAACATGCAAGGATACGTCCACGGCGGCAAGATCAGCCCGGACGGCCGCACCGCGTATTTCGATCAGATACTTTGGGACAACGCGACGATCGACACGACCGGCGTGCCGCCGTCTTGGTACGTGCCGGGCGAAGTCATGGTGATCGACGTCACCGACATTCCCCTCCCAGCCACGTTCTTTTGACCCTGTTCCTACTGACGCGCGCGAAGCGTTAGGCTTGGCCTTCTCCGCTATCCCCAAGAGGACGCCATGGCCGACAACGCCAATCCCAGCGATGAAGAGTATCAGGCCGCGCAGATGACGATCGCGCGCCGCAACGCCGCTATCGCCGCCGAGCGTGATGCGAAGTTCAAGCCGCTCCGCGACCTGCTCGGGTCGGATTGCTTCGCCGAGTTCAACGCCGCGCTCGCCGCGCTGCCGGATGAGCTGGTGGTCCTGCCCGAGGTCGCGCCGATGGTGAACGCGATCCGCACCGGCCTCAATGGCATGGCGCGCATCCTCCCGGCGCCGCTCGCCCCAATCGCATAACAGGAGGGCGCTATGCTCGCCGCACTCATCCAAGCGGGCGCCGACCCGCTGACGAACTCGGTGGATTGGCTCGCCGGCTCCAAGTCGATGGCAAGCATCCCGCCTTCGTTCCACGGTGAGCGCGGCACGTATGGCTTCGCGCTGTTCTCCCTCCTCTTCACCTGCGCCATGGTCTCGACCGCGCTCTATGGCTCGATCCACAATGCGATCGAACAGCGCAAATTTAGCGGCTGGCGCGATCCGATCAACATCAACCGCTACATCATCTGGCAACTATTGCTAGGCATCCTGATCGGGGCGTTCCCGGATGCCGTTGTCATGCTGACCTGGGGCGAAGTCTCCTACACTTCGTCCATGCGTATCGCCGAGGTCGATCGCTTCATGGACGGCATGGTGATGTTTCCGATCGTCAGTGCGCTGATCCTCTGGTACCGTGCGAAGCCGGTCATCAACTATCAGCTTATTATCCAACCGCTGCCAATCGACCTCTGGCCGAGATGGCGGCAGATGCTCCCGCAAATCCGCATCGCTGCGATCTGCGCGTTCATCTCGCTCGGGGTCGCACTTGGGAAATGAAGGATCAAGTTCCAGTCGCCGTGCCCGCGATCGGTCCTGCCATCGTGACGGTCGCCGGCCTCGACATTCCGCTGCTCGCGTTCGCGCTGTCGCTGGCGAGCCTCTTGCTGGTCCGTCAGATCGCGCCCGAGCCGGCGCGTAAGCTCACGCCTAAGCAGGAGTGGGCGCTCACCGCGGTGCTCGCGATCCTCCTCCTCATGATCGTCTCCGGTAAGTTCGGTGGCGGGCGCATCGGCGAGGGTATGGCGGTGGTCTGGGGCATCGGGCTCGGCTTCTCGGGCATCCTGGTGCTCGACGTTATCGGCAAGCGGATCATGGCCGCGATCAAGGCGCTGATCGGCGCAACGGAGGAAACGAAATGACTATCACTGAGATCATCGCTTCGACGCTCGCGAAAGAGGGCGGTTACGTCAACAACCCGAATGACAAGGGCGGCGAGACGAATTGGGGCATCACCGTCGCGGTCGCTCGGGCGAACGGTTACACCGGCCCGATGAAGTCGATGCGGCAGGCGGAAGCAGTTGCGATCTATCAGCAGAAGTATTGGGTCAAGCCCGGCTTCAACCTAGTCGCGACTGTCAACATGGCGGTCGCCGAGGAACTATTTGACACGGGCGTCAATATGGGGCCTGACGTCCCGGCGCGCTGGTTCCAAGAGTGGCTGAACGCCTTCAACAGGCAAGGGAAACTCTATGCCGACATCGAGGAGGACGGCGACATCGGGCCGGCGACCATCGCCGCGTTCCGCGCCTTCCTCAAGGCGCGCGGCAGCGAGGCGGTCGAGGTCATGCTGAAGGGCCTCAACAGCGACCAGGGCGCCAAGTACAAGCAGCTGGCCCGCTCGCGCGCCCCCAATGAAGAGTTCGTGTTCGGCTGGCTCCGCACCCGCGTCGGCCTCTGACTCGATAGCAGGAGAACTACCATGACCCGATTGTTCCGTCTCGCTCTCCTCCCGGCGCTTGCCCTCGCGGCCTGCAACGTCGCGGAGCCCATCCCGAACGGCGCCACGCCGACTGTCTCCCTCGACCCGCGAACCTCCAAGGTGGACGAACAGGTCGGCCTGACCGTGACGCTCGCCTACACCGCCGCCAGCCGCGCCGCCGCGCTCGCGATCCGGGCCGGCGTCGTGAAGGACAAGGAGACGATCGCGCACATCGGCGAACTCGACAATGTCGGGTTCGATGCGACGCAGAAGGTTCGCCGCGCCTATGACGCGCAGGACATTCTCGCCTTCAACGCCGCGGTCAAGGAGGCGCGCGCCGCGGCCAATGGGCTCCTCGCCGCCTCGGGAGATAATTGATGTTGACGGTTGGCCTCGCGCTCAAGGCGCTCCAGTCGGTCGGGCCGGTGATCGCCGCCCTGCCCGAGTTCAAGAAGCTGTTCGATGCCGCGGTGTCGACGTTCGACAAGAACGCCGATCAGGAGACGCTGCGCCGGGCGTATGACCTCGCGGTCGACGGCGCCGCCGACGCCCACGCCGACCTCCAGAAGCTGGTCGCCGAGAACAGCTGATTTCCGGGCCTAGGAACAGTGAGGCTGGCGCTCCAGTATATCGGAACGCCGGCCTTTCTTTTTGTGCTCCTGCAAGCGCGCTGCACGATCTAGCCGCTATCCGACTAGCTCCTTTAGCTCAGTCAGGCTCATAGCGCTCACGTCGCGCTTCCCGCGCAGGTTGGCGATGATCGCCTTGTCGACGGTCGCGCGGCAGATGATGTCATAATAGCTGACCGTCCCCTTGGTCCCGATCCGGTGGGTGCGGTCCTCCGACTGCCAGCGGTCGATCGACGCGAAGCTGTTGCTGTAATAGATCACGGTCGACGCGCCATTGATCCAGTCGAGCCCGGTGCCGCCGGCCTGCGCGTTGCCGACAAAGTAGCGCTTGCGCGATCCCGGCATGAGCCACTCGCGCTTGATCTCTGGGCGCTGGGCCTTGTTCCGCCCATCGTACTGGACTGCTTCATCGCCGAGTTCGGCGAGCACGTCGTCGATGTCCTGATGGAACCGGCACCAGATCACGACGCGGCCCGGCGCTTGCTCGATCAGATCGCGGAGCGCGGTCATTCGGTTCGTGGGGAACCGCTCGACCGTCCCGTCCTCCCGCGGCAGGAAGCCCATGACAACCTGCTGGAACCGCAGCATCCGGGTAGTGATCTGGTCGACAGTGAGGACAGTGCCGTCGCTGAGTTCCGTTTCAAGATGAACCTTCAGTTCATTATAGACGCGGCGCTGCTCCGGCGTCATCTCGACGAAGCGTTCCATGTACATCTTCGGCGGGAGGTCGAGAACGTCATCCTTCTCGACGCGGTAGGAGAATGGAGAGATGCGCCGATGGAACTCGTCCATTGAGCGATAGCCGACAATCTCCTCCTTGTCGAAGCCCCCCATGATGCAGAATTGCTGCTTGAAGCCTGCCATTGTGTGGCAGCCGATGATCGTCGGGTCGAGGAACTTGAACTGGCTGTAATAGTCCTCCACCCCCTTCGCGATCGGGGAGCCGGTCAGGATGCGCTTGAAGGTCGCCGACTTGGCGAGGATTTGGCACGCCTTCGTCCGCTTTGCCATCGGGTTCTTGGTCTTGTGCGACTCATCGAGAATAATCATGCAGCGGCCTGCCTTGACGAACGCCTCAAGCTCCGCGGCCAGCCCCTCCAGCACCCAGCGCTCGATCCCGCCTTGTTTGATCTTGCGCGCCTTGAGGTTCTCGATGTTGACCGCGAGCCACTTACAGTCGCGCTCGGCGCCGGCGCCGCTCGGGTACCAGTCGGGCCGGCGGTTGACCTTCTTGCCCTTCTCGATGTAGCTGTCACCAGTGCGGATCGCGTAGCGGACAGCGCCGAGCGCGAGCGGCCAGTGGACCGGGAGGGCGTCGTCAATCCACTGCTCGTGGACGCCATTGGGCGCGATGACTAGCACCCGGTCGATGAGGTGGTTGGAGAACTGGAACGCTGCGTCGTCGATCGCGGCCTTGGTCTTGCCGGTCCCCATATCCATGAGGTAGGCGAACGCCCGCTTGCCGATCCCGAGATTGAAGGCGATGCGCTGGTGCTCGAAGGGCGGGTGACGCGGGACCCACCTGAGTGCGCCCTCGACCTCGACGATGTCCGGGAGTGGCTTGGCTGCGCGCGGGACTTGCGGCTTGAGGATAATGACGTTGGACCACGTGCGCTTGACGTAGGCGATCGACGACTCATGCGCCTTGAAGCGGAGCGTCTTGCCGTCCCATCGGCTTCCGCCCGGCATCTGCTTGGCGGCCTCGAACGTCGAGAGGTTGATCGCCTCGAACGCGAGTTCGCAGATACCCTCCCGGAACGAGAGGGTTGGCGGGACCTTCGAGAGGGTGCGGAGATGGTCTTGCTGGCTCATCCCCAGCAGCTGGTCCATAACGTTCGTCATCGGTTTCCTCATGCGGGAGGGGAGGCCCGGCGCCTCCCCTCCCTTAGCTCAAGCTTCGATCAAAGCGGGAGCCCGAGCAGCGCGGGCTGCGTCGATCGCGGCGCGCTCCTCCTCCGCCAGCGTCTCCAGCTTCGCGTTGAAGTAAGCCTCCGCGGTCGCCCAGAGCTTCTGGTTGTACCCAGTGTTCCCCACCACGTCCGTAACCGGCTGGATCGTGCGGGCGCGGCCCTCCCCGGCGAGCCGCGGGATGCGGGCGTTCGTCAGCGACTCCTGCAGAACGTTGAACGTCGTCCAGAGGTCGCGGGTCCCGTCGCCCGCGGTGTGCTCGCCGTCGCGCCGAGCCTCTAGGACCTGTTCCGGGAGGAGCCAGTCGGGAGCCCGCACCGAGCCGGTCGGCACCTTCTCCGCCATCGAGAGGCGCGCGAGTTCGATCTGCTCGGCGGTCGACAGACGAACCGCGGACCAGTCCTCAATCCGCCCGCTGACCTCGGCGACGACCCGCGGCATGTCGGCGATGATCTCCTTGACCTTCGCGAAGGCGTTGGCCTCGCCGAAGTGACGGCGGCGGACGATGCCGAAGTTTTGATCGGCGACCACCATGCCGTTCGAGCAGACGAGCCGGAACACGCCGGCCATCGCCCGGAACACGCAGCGCCCGTCGTGCGAGTTCATGACGACGATTTCCGGGTGGCTGTCGCCGACGCCGAAGTCCTTGCGGGCGAACTCGGGCGACATGAAGCGCATCGTGTGGACCTGGGTGTGCGGCTGGCGCTTCGTCGACCAACCCAGCTTCTCCTGCCCGACCTCCACGAGGCTCAGCCCGGCCTTCAGCATGAGGTCGACGACCTCCGCCGAGTTATACATTTGGTACTCCTCGCTGACGTTCGTCGAGCGGCGCTTGTTGAAGATTGCGGGGAACTCGGACTTGAGGGCGGCGTCGAGCTTGATGCCGTTGTTGTCGCGGAGCTTGAGGGTAGCCATGTTCGTTTCCTTCGCAAGGGCCGGGGAGGAGGAGCCCTCCCCGGTAGGTTCGTGTTAGTCGACGAAGTGGAGCGAGGTCTTGGTGCAGCGGCCCGCGCGCTCGTCGCGACCGAACTGGATGTGCTCGCGACCATCGCCGTAGAGGATGACGGTGGCAGGCCAAGCCTTCGAGCCCGTCTGGTAGCGGCCCGAGATGCCGTGGGCGTAGATCGCGTCAGGCGTCTCCTCCCAGACAGAAGCGCGAACGCGGCGGGTCTTGCCGGCGAGGGTGGCTTCCACGGTGCCGTTGAGGCGGACGCCGAAGATGAAGGCGGTCTTGGTGCCGTCCAGCTGGAGGGTCGAGCGGTCGATCACGGTGGTCATCTCTTGGTTTCCTTCGTTTCCGTCTCTTCAATAACCCCCTTGTATGGCCTTCCGTTCCTGAAGTAAAGCTGAGATTCAAAAATTATTTCACATGGGGTCCTCGATGACCGTGGACGCCGCGCGGATCGCGTCACGGACGCGGCCCGGCTCCCACTCGGTCATCTCCTCCTTGTTGACGATGACGGCCTGTTTCGCGCCGCCGACCTTCATCGGAGGGAGGACCCAGAGCCCTGCCCCCTTGACGATCCGGGTCACCGCCTGCGCCGTCTCGAATACCCGCTCATCGACCCGCGTTGCAACCCAGGCGCGGAGGTCCGGGAGTAGGATCGCGATGGGCTCCGCGGCCTCCCGCAACTCAGAAGCGAGCGACAGGATTTCCTGCTCGGCCTCGCTCTTGCTCTCCTCGATCAGCTTCGCCTTGCTCGCGGACATCGGCGAGATTTCGCCGGGCCGGACATACTTGCCTTCACCGCGCTGTTCGTATGTGTGCGCCCAATGCGCGATGATCGCGAGCCCGCCGCGGTACAGCCATTCATTGAACGTCTGGAACTGAGCCTCGGTCCACGGGCGCTCGGCGACCTCTGGGACCATCCAGCGCCGGTCACTCGTCTCCAGCTTGAGCGCCGCCTTCGAGTTCGACATGAGGAGGTAGTGCGTCCAATTCGGCATCGACCACGTGGCCTGATGCTTGACGTTGACCTCGATCGTTTCGTCAGAGACGTAGGGCTTGAGCTTGTTGTACGCCTTCCAGCTGTGGCCGGAGTAAATCTCGTCCACGACGATGAGGCGCTTGCCCTCGATCCATCCGTTGAAGTCGGAATTGGTAATCATCGACTCACCAGGGAACGCGGTGTTGGCGCGCCCGACTAGCTCGGCGAGAATGCGCCCGAGCGTCCCCTTGCCGATCCCCTGCTGCTCGCTCATGAGGAGGATGCCGTACACCATCCGCGTCGCCGGGCGCGCGCGGAGGGTCGCGATCCACCGCATGACGTGCGCGCGATCCGCCTCGGACGGGATCAGGTACGCCATGAAGTCGAGCCACGGCCCGTAGTCGCCGGGCGTCGGCTTGACAGGCGACGGCTGGTAGAGGTTGACCGCTTGGAGGCCGGCAGCGTTGCGGACGATCGTGGCCTCATTGGACGGGTCATAAGTGAGGTCCATCTGGTTACCGGAATAAAACCGATGGAACAGCTCAAGCGTATCCTTCGAGTGGGAGAATGATCGCACGAAGGCGTTGAAGTTACTCGACTTGAGGCGATAGTTCGGCATCTCCAGATTTACCATCTGATCGACCTTCTCGATCCACGCCCACTGTTCCGCGAACACGTCGCGGATTTCAGGTACTACGCGGACGGTCGGGCGCCCGGTCGGCGTCTCGCCCGCGACTTCGATCTCATCCGTCGCCCAAGTCGCCGGCTGGATGCAACGCTCATAGGGAATGCCGATATACTGCCCCTCATCGCCGAACATCTTCTCGGGCCAGTCGTCGCCGAGGTCAAACCTGTCCGGCCACTCCTCCGTGAACTGGAGGGTGAACGTCGGGCAGCGGAAATACTTGGCGATCTGCGGGACGACATTCTTACCCATCTGGTCGTTGTCGGCGACGATCACGACGCGGCGCCAGCCCAGCTTCGCGAGCGAGGTCCAGTCCGACCGCTCCAGCGCGTGAACGCCCCCTATCCAGCCGATATGCGCCCCGTAGCGCATGTTTTCGAGCCAGGGCAGCTTCGCCTCCGGCTCCCGCCCTTCGATGATCCTACGCACGCGGGAGGCGGCTTTCGAGCCCTCGTGGATATAAAGGGTTGAGTGTTCCTTCGCGCCGGGGAGCCCATAGAAGGGCATGACCTCCGGCTCCATCTTGCGCCACTTGCCGTCGCTCCATCGCGTCCAAGGGATGAAGCCCTTGCCCCCATCCTTCGTCTGGTAGCGCTGGTGAACCATGACGACCTGACCGTCAAAGTCGTGGCAGATGAACGTCTTG